CAGAGTCAAATTTCTAGGATATGGAACTATTTCTCGGAGTTCTCTCTCAGCAGCCTCCCCCGAGACCGCTTGGATAGAAGCAAGTTCAATCTTACCAACAATGCTGGAATACCTAAAAATAAACCAGCGTAAATTACTACCAGACATGATTACACCTCAAGAAACAGTAGTGTCTACGTGATGAACTTCCCGTGAAGCTCTCGTCACAGCAACATACATCAACTGCTTCTGTTGATCCCGTGCTTTACGATAGTCACTGTTAACGTACACGTATCTAAACGTACTGCCTTGTGATTTATGGACAGTCAACGAATAGCGAAAATCAAGATCAGCAAAGCTCGCCTTTAACGGGAAATATTGTGAAGCCCATCTGCGCTTGACTGCGCGTGAGTCATGGTGAGTACCAGATTTAGCGGCTTTGCCTTCTTTGGCAATTTCCATGCCTAAAGCCTTAAGATACTTAGCGTATTTATCAATGGCTTCCTGGTCTGCTAATACATAGAGTAGTGCTCCTTTATCAGATCTTATCTGCCAAGCAGCACAAGTGAAATCTAAAGTATCCACAGGAGTGTAATCTTCTATTAGCACAGGAGGTGCTATAATATGAACATCCTCATTATTGCTATAAATTAACTTTTCCTCTTGAATTATAGGTGATAGTGCTAACAACACATCACCCTCAATGAACCTAGGGGCATCAGCTCCCATTAAAACAACCCGTGCCTGTCTATTAAATTCTCTACGATGCTTGTTCATATAAGTGAGCATCACAGTAGAATCATTTCCCTTGTCACTATCCAATAAAGAATTTAACCACGCTGCTACCAAAGCATCATCATTTTTGTACACGATCACATCAGTACCGCCGCCTGAAGCTGCAGCGACTTGAGGTAGATAAGGCAGAGTTCGAATCTTAGTAGCCAAATTCAATATCGCACCATCATGACGAAGTATCTCCGTTAACTTGTACTTAGTAGGAGTCTTAAATGTTGTTGACAGGCTCTTCTCATTAACAGGCATTAACTGAGCCGGATCCCCAGCATACAGAATAGGAATACCTTGCTCGACAATACCTGCTTGTATGTGCGTAGTCAAGTCAGCACCTACCATTGAGCACTCATCGACAATGACAAAATCAACAGCGGCTAGCTCTGGTGCTCTTGTCTGAGTAAATGTCTCAGGCTTACCATATTCTGCTCGCGCAGGTTTCAAATTTAATAAGCTGTGCAGTGTAAGCGGAACAATATTATGCCTCAAATGCTGCTCTAGAGTCTGCATGTGTGTAGCAATAACTGAACAAGCTTTGTGAGTAAAGCTAGTGACTACGACATTATACTTCATCACGTCTAAAGCAATGATCAGTCCCACTAATAGCATTGTCTTCCCAGTGCCTGCTGGTCCTTTAAGACTCGCTTCTAGAGGTTTACCCTCTTCATTAACTTTAACAATAATATCAGTGATAATCTTAACTTGATCTGCAGTCAGCGATGGATACCCAGCACTAGCTAAGATACTAGCAACTCGTTCCATAGTCCTAGTCAATGCTAGATCCATTGTTGTGTCCCTGATTTGAGTGGCAGTCACTGGTTTAAGAATCGGTTGTTGATGAAGTTGCACATTCAGCAGCTATCTGGTCAAACAAAGCTACTGAACGAGCCTGTGCTTCTTTGTGATTGTCAATCATTGCCCTAACAACGTCACTCATAGAATAAATGCGGCCATTACTTAATGACTCCACATAATCTTTCTGATCCTGACGAACATACACTGTCATAGGCACTACCTTGGAATTAGCACTCATTACAGGCATGGTTAGGGGAATGCTGAAATCACTAATCAGCATACCCCCATCCTAACCACATTACGTCGATATGCGCAACCCCCTAAGGCTCCGAACCAGTCACCTGACCACCAAACGCATCCAACCAATCAGATAGGCCCTCGCGGGGGTGGGCCGAAGGAGGTGGTTGCAAAGTCCCTGACAGGGTCAAATCGCCCTCGGGGGCAGGGTTTGATTTTGCAACCACCTCCTCTATTTCGCCTTCTGCAGCCCCTCCGGTTGCAAAATCAGGGCTTCCTTCCAGGTCACCCTCTTCGGCCTCGGGGGGAAGCTCTGATTTTGCAACCACACCCCCCTTTAACCCCCTTGGTTGCAAAATAGTTGCAAATTCCAAAAGCCCCTCACACCAAGTGTTTTGGTCATCTACATCGAATTTCGCACCCCCCTCTTTCGATCTCTCCCCGCGAGGCACTCTGAAGAGGAGAGTGGGCCTCCCTCTCCCCTCCACCGCGACCATCCCGACCTTCTCCACCATCCCGGCCTTCTCCCAGGCCGCCAGGTGCTTCCCGATGGCCTGGCGGGACGGGAACACCTCCTGGCCGGCCCCCTCCATCCGGTGGAGCACAAATTCCCGGATGGCCTTGGGAGTGGCCCCCTCTTCCCCCGAGTCCGTCACAGCGGCCAGCACAAGGCTCCTGGGGCTGATGTCTCCGCTCCGCATCACCCCCTCCCGCTCAAGTAGGGGAGTGAGATCCTCAATGCTGTAATTAAGTTCTACATCTCTTTTTATCAGCATTCGATCCCCACTACGATCAAAGCGAGATTTACCGATACATAAGAATCTGGAATTAACACCAAAAGTAACTTCTTGCTCAACAGATAAATTCTGTAACTCCCATGTCTCATCGACCGCATTGTTAATACGGTCTGTTCCTCTAAACTTCGTCCCATCTTTGGTGTTATGGTGAATCCATAACAGAGAACAAGCGGGGAACCCAAACTCAGAACTCATATCACCGTTATTAACAGACAAGGCGTACAAAGGAGCTGCGTACTCAGCTTCATTCTCTTTAACCCCCGTTTCATCTTGCGATGAAGCGAGAGAGTCAATGACAACAATGACCGGCTCTACCTTTCTGATAATATCCGCTAATTCACGCGGAAGGTCAGTTTTCCAGTTTTCTACAAAGTGGAACCAGTCTGAATTAGCCTCTGTAATGTCTTGGGCGCTTAGCTGAGCATCTAGCCGAGACTTATTCTGGTCACTAGAGATCCACAAAACATTACCCTGCCGACACTGTACGTCGATCCCTCTAATCTTAATACACGCTCCAGTACCAATAGCTTTGGCTAGAGCTATAGCAGTTTCAGTCTTCCCAACACCGCCCCGAGCATGTAGAAGTATCTGTGACGGGCGCCGGATCAAACCCGGTATAATGTGTTCTTCTGGCGCAACGTCCTTTCTCCAGTCTTTATCCCTTAACAAACCTATCTCTGCATTCTTAGTAAATTGCTTATGCCGAGTAACCAACTCCTTTAATTTTGTAGGAGTTAAGCGCATTCGCCCCGTATTCTCCGCCAAATCGGTTAAAGCAATAAACTGCTCTGAAGGATCCCTAACCTCTTTAATGATTTTCTCAGCCCTAACCAGTAGTTCTATACCTGATATAACTTCTCTAGGTACATCAGTAGTCTTCTGCACTACCAGCAAATCTTCTGGGTATCTGTATCCAAGTGCCTCTGCAATAGGTTTTATGTATCGCTCCAATTCAGAACCAACAGGACGCGGTGCGTACATATCATTAGTCTCTATCTTATGGATAAAGTCCAAAGGATCTCCATATACCTTACAGCTCTTACAATCCCAACAGCCGTTCTCTTCATTAACTTGAAACGACGTGCCACTACTGCTGTCGTGCCAAGGACAACCATTCATCAACTGCGGTTTACTACCTCCTCTTGTCTCCCAACCATACTGGTCAAATACTGAATGTCTAAACACTAATTCAGTCAACCTAGGCTGTAACTTTTTCTGAACTTCCTCCTTAAAGAACCAACCTCTTAATTGCCTCGGAGGTACTTGAGTGCGACCTACTTCCGACTGCAGTTCACGAACATCGTCTTCAGCTAACCATTCACTAGGCTTAACCCGCTCTTTCAGTATTTCTAACACCCATGTAGGAGCATCCTCTGGCACACCATTATTGTATTGCAGAAACCTAAATCGCTTCTTAGTATCGGGATGAGGACTACCAGGCAATACTGACATGCACTTATTGAATCTCAGCACCAACTCTTCTTTAGGAGCACGATTCATAGTGTCGTCTTCATTAGGACGACCTTTACCGCTCCACCACACGCCATCATCCAGTAGGATCAACGATATAACATGGTTCAGTTGGGAAATCATTGCCTCTGGCACTCTCCACAGCAACTGCCTACGTCCTGGTTTACCGGATGTCCATGCCATAGTGGTTTCACACCCAAATGGCTGGTACTCCTCCCCCGAGACCGTTTTGTACCTAGTATCCGCTTCGTGCCCATCAATATCTAAAGCAATCAATCCGCCGGATAACGCACCAGTTACTACACCAATACCTCGGTATCGAGAGTCCGATACCAATGCGGACAACATGTCCTTATGTTCTATTTTCTTACTAGCCCAACCTCTATGGAACGTGTCTTTACCCGCAACTGGGATCAACGCCCAATCATCAGGAAATACTTTTTTATCAAACATCTCACGGGCAGTACCTTTGGGTGTGCCAGATACAGCTTTCGGTGCTGAAGCACCGATTGGATCAACCGTCATGGTGTAAAATCGTGAGTGGGCTAGTTCCCAGTGGTCATCATCAAGGCTCACTCCGGGAAGGGTGGGCCTTTTTACTGGCGCTGGGCCGCCGCCCCCAGTTTACGGCATACCTGCCTGACCTAGGCATTTTGTGGACATCCGCCTCCCACGTCCCGGCCTCCACCCCTGCGATAGGTTGACCTATGTCCCTCCATGCCTTACCATTGAGCGAATCGACAGAGCCTGCAGGCGGACCCGCCAAAACCAACTACCGGCGATACGGCGTCCCCAAAAGGAAACGCCATCTGTATCTGACGGACGCGGCGCATGGTCACCTAGCATCCCTGGCTAGTCTCCGTAATTCCTCCCCTTCGGAGGTGGCGGAGCAGATCATCCGGGCCCACCAGCAGGCTGTCTCGATCCCCACCGCCCCTTAAGGGGCAATTCCCGTTACCAGCTCCTTTCCCTTTTCCTCTCTTTCCTTTCAACACCATGCCCGCTACCAAAGCCGCTGCTACGACTAAAGCCAAACGACCAACTTCTGCCTTTCTCACGGATGAACAGATCGAAGAAGTAGCTAAAGATACTCAAGGGAACGATAGTTTTGTCGGCTTGTCCAAGTTAGATGAAGGTAAACCTCATCGTTTTCGTTATCTCGGTCCAGCAGTTACTGGCTATAGTACCTGGCTCGATGTTGACGGTAAATCACGCCCTATTCGTTGGGCACGGAAACCAGTGGGTGAGGACATCCCAAGTAATATTCAGATTAACAAGGATTCTGGCAGACCTACGGAGATCAAAAGATTTATAGCTGGTTTCGTCTGGGATTACTTTAAGGAGCGTATCCGCGTACTAAACATTGACCAGTCTACTATCCTCAGCCAGCTTCATGCTTTCATCGCTGATGAGGAAGACTACGGAGATCCGCAAGGATACGACATTAAGATCACACGGAAGGTGGAGAAAGGCTTCACCAAATACTCTCTAACCGCTTCGCCGCCCAAGGATGTATCCGCAGAAATTGACGCGGCATTTAAAGCCCTTATGAAAGGTGGTGCAGATCTAACCGTTCTATTTGAGAACGGCGACCCCTTTAACCCCGAAGCGTCTAAAGAAGAGGACGCGGGCGATGAAGAGGAGACCGCAGAAGAAGAAGAAGAAGAAGAAGAAGAAGAAGAAGATCTCTGATTCCAACGATTACTCTCGCAATAACGACCGGGGCAGGCCCTTCCTGCCCCTTTTTCATGTAAGCTATCCTCGACGACGCCGTTTCAGATGGATCACCCGACCGCCGATCAGATCCTCCGAGTTTTCGGGCGAAACGTCGAATTTCTGGCCGCTCGCAAGGGCATTACCCTCAAAGCACTCGCAGCAGATCTTCAGATAAGCGGAGGTGCGTTATCTCGCGCTCGTAAGGCTACTAGGTTCATCGACGTGGAGTTACTCCTAGGCTGTGCTCGTGTTTTAGATTCGACCGCCGACGAGCTGCTACATCGTATCGAGGGAGTCACTTACTTATGAGCTTCCTAACACTCCCTAAACACACACTGGAACGCGATGATAATCATCCACTAGGGGGACGCCACTATAATACAGAGCTTGGGTGGGCCGGAAGTGTTACAAATAAAATAGGACAGTCTAAAGACATGACTGGTATCAATGAATGGAGGGAATGGAAAGGTAAAGAAAAAGCTGATGAGATTCTAAAAGTAGCCGGGTTTAGGGGAACAGGCACACACAATAACGTAGAGCAGTTTCTGTTAACAGGCGGGGAACCTAAGTTCTGCATGCTACGGACTCCGTACTGGAACAGCATTAAAGAGTTCTTAGTCAAGATTGAGCATACTGCTCTAATGGAAGGCGCAGTCTGGCACCCTGATGGGTTTGCTGGATCTTTAGATCATCTAGGTTACATAATAGAAGATCGAGGAGAGATAAGCTTAAGTGACTGGAAGTCAGCAGAGAAATACATTGATGAAAGCACAGTAGCAGGGAAGCAGAAACTCTACGATTATAAACTACAAGTCGCCGCGTACAAAGCTGCGGCAGAGTATGTTTATAGGGATTACGGGTTATACATCCCCCGAGCCCGCATCGTCCTAGCCATTCCCGACGCTGCTCCCCAGGTATTTACGCTAGAGGCGGATGAGCTTAAACAACTCTTTATTCATTTCCAAGCCCGCAACCGTTACGCAAACTCAAAGTAATGACAATGCCTACTCTTTCCCCTGTGAACATCGAATACAGAGAGCCTAAGTTGCTGATCATCGGTCATGCTCGTCATGGCAAAGACACCCTTGCTGAGAAAATAAGAGACAAAATGGGCCTCGCGTTTATGTCCTCTTCAGTTTTTGTCGGGCAGGAATGTATTTGGCATCAATGGGGCCGAAGACGTGTTTGGCATAAATGGTTTCGAAGACGTTACTCTAATTTTGATGACATGTTTGCGGATAGAGTTAATAATCGCGAAACATGGGCAAACTTGATCTCTGCCTATAATACTCCCGACAAAACACGAACGGTAAAAACCATGTTTGATCGTGGTTTTGATATGTATGTAGGTATGCGACGGTTAGACGAATTGGTGGCCTGTAGGAACGCTAGGTTATTTGATCATGTTATCTGGGTTGATGCTATTAAGCGCCTGCCACCAGAAAGTAAAAGCTCCATGGAGCTAACTCCAAGTTGCGCAGATCTTAAATGCGACAATAACGGGCCAGAGGTGGACATGGATGTATGGGTAAATAACCTACAAAGGTTTTTGCACAACTGCCGCTACGATGTTAAACTCACAGACTCTTCTGCAGTTCTAAAATATGACCGTTAGTATCTGGCAACCAGACCCTGCCGGCTTCTTACGGGGACATCGTGTCCGATTTGCCGGTGGGCCGGTGATGACGGTCATGGATTACGAGAAAAATGGATATGAAGATGGAAGCTCGGCTATTACCTGCGGATGGTGGGTAGCTGAAGAGCTTAGAGTCGCAGATTTCCATCCTGGTGTTTTAATACACGCGCAGATTGACACAATATGCTCAGAACCTGAGGATACCTCTGGGGAAGTGGTCGTATATCATGAGTTCTATTCTGAACCCGATCAACTAGAGCGACCATAATGGCTAATAACTCCGAACTTCAAGGCTATATGCAAGATGTGGGTAGACACATAGTCTTAAGTGAAGAAGTTCAAATACGCCATTGCCGTAATATCGCACTATGGCAGGCGGCTAAAGCCGATAACAGCGATTTACCAGAATCATATATATCAAAAATAAAGCGGCGCGGGCAACATTCTATGAAGATAATGGTCGAATCAAACTTACGCATGGTGATCACCATTGCAAAAATATATCGGGGCCGAGGATTGGAATTTCCAGATCTTATACAAGAAGGCAACATGGGCTTAATAAGAGGGTTAGAAAAATACGACCCATCTAGAGGTTACAGACTATCGACTTACTGCTATAACTGGATTAAACAATCTATCACGCGAGCACTCCACAATCAAGGACGTGCCGTGCGCGTACCGCTAAACTACCACGAAATACTGTGTAAAGTGCAGCGCGAAAGCATGCGAGTAGAAGCAACTACTGGAGTAAAACCTTCTATTGAATACTTAGCACTGTTCGCAAAGGTGACAGTAGAGAGACTTAAACTAATCATGGAGGATTACTCAACCACCACAGTCAGAAGCCTCTCTTGCCCAGCAGTAGAAGGTGGCAGCGAACTCATCGAGTTACTGGTGGCGGACACTCCCCCCGAGGACGACCCCTCTCCCTCCCTTTTCCCCCAGCTAGCCCTACCCTCCAGCGAGCATCGCCAGGTCATGGCCGCGCTGCGAAGCTTACCTTCCAGAGAACACTATGTGATAGAACAGGTGGTAATCCATGGTAAGTCTTTGCAGGAAGTTGCAGATGATATATACTTAAGTAAGTCTAGAATCGCACAGTTACTCAAGTCGGGAAAGTCTAAACTGCTCGCTAAGATGAATGAACTAGCGGAGAAAGAGTAACTTCTTACACAATACATATATATACATTTTTATATAGCATGTATGTGTGATATAGCATACATGTCAATCTCACTCTGAGACTCAGCGAGACTCCAAGGGGTTGACACTGGGGCCGATTGGTGCTAGACTGACGATGGTTCCCGCGCACGCGCACGTTTCATCTTACTGCGCCCATGTTGCGGGGCCCTAGGCCGATCTGCTTGACAACCTGCCGACCTAGGGGTTATGTTGGATCCAAGCAAGGAAGAACCGGCACCCGTCGTGGTTCGTTCTTTCTTTCTTGCTAGTGATCCCCTTGGGGGTTGCGCCAAGGGTTGACAAACAGCCCAAAACCGACTAAGTTAATTCCACAACCGCAGACGACCCTATGTAATCCCCCTTCCAAAGCGCAGCCAGTATAGCGCGGCTCGCCTGTGAATACAGGAGTTATAGCTGTGAGCTACGGACCTTTGATGGGCTGTAGTGGCGCACATTCAAATCCCGGCGGCTAGGTATCGACCTAAGCAAGCGCGGCGAACGGGCCAATAATCCCTACCGACTTTCATGTCGGCTAACAGGGGTGAGGTTTCAAGTAGCACCGGAGTACCGGAGGGGGCAGTAGTGTGCGTTAGATGGGGAGGCCGGTGAGAGCCAGATCCCATCGTGAGCAAGCAGGATCCTCGTGCAGAGAGATCGGGCTCACAGTGCAAGCAGGTTATGCGGTATGTTACCGGGGGTTGTCAGGCCCTACACATACTTCTCAGGGGGGTTGGGCCTCCTGCTGCTTAGATAAGGGGTGCTCTTACAGGGCCCCAATCCCGCAAGGGTTCCCTACCGTCAGGGTTATGCGACGGCTGTAAGCAGGTCTCTTTTATGTAGTCCTGGGCCAATTAACATAAAACAACTTTTCTACAACATACCTAGCGCAAGCTAGGCAAGGCGCGATTCGCCCATCCTGTTCTCACAGGATGGGCTTTTCGTATGGGGGTTCAAATCCCCCTATGTTGTATCGCTCCTACGGGAGCACCATCTTAGGATGCCATTCACCCCGGCTTTCTAGCCGTCTGCCTTACCATGACTAAACTCACTCAAAGTCAAATGAGGCGCTTATGCGTCTCCGAAAACATCGCACATGCGGCTGCCGCATGGAAAGCGGCCATGCTGCACCAACAAGCACCACCGTTGTTGCAGGTATGCGTTGAAGAAAACGCCGATCCAGATAGTTTAATTAGAACGCTAGTCAGTAGTGTACCCCACCCAAAAGTACACAAGAGGCGTATAAACACATACGCTATAAGCGTGTATCAAAGGGAAATGGAGACGTATAGAACTTTTATGAATTGCGTAAAGGCTTGCACCAACAGGCTGCAAAGGTTTAGGAAAGACGGCCTAGGCATCTGGCTGACGACTCCAAGAGAGGATGAAGCGATGGGTAAAATGTTTACAATTATTTTTAGAGCGTCCGATAATTGGACCCATCCTGAGCAGGTAAAGCAAGGCATAAGAGGAATAGACCCTAATTATCAAGGTTCTAATGTGTTCTTCACGAGAGAACTCGCCGCTGCCGCTGCCGCTGCCGCTGCTCAAGACTTTTCCGACGAATACCAGATCATCCAGATTAAGGATTTAGAGGCCAGCCTAGCAAGCTAGCGCTAGGTTGGCATACTCTCCTCAAGAGTTCCCCCTAAGCGCACTGCGTCTAGGGGTACTTTTGATGAGGGATTGTCCCTCTTTCCTCTACCCCGGCTCTTTAGCCGTCTGACTTCCTATGTCAGTTACAACCGTTATCCATCCGGCTAAGGCCGCGATGGATCTTTGGCGTACAACTACGCCACGCCCTGTTCTTGATGTTGTTCTAACCGAACGACGCCGGGACACTAACGGTAATACTGTTTTCATAGCCCGCACGGGGCTCGCTGTTTATCGAGAACAGCGAGACTACACTCTCACTGAGTGTGAGAACCATGTAGCAGTGGCGCTAGAGGCCCTGAAGGAATACTCCGCTAAAACTATTCACAAGTTGGCGGATATACGAATAACTGATGGCCATGGTGTCATTGTCTTTGAGAGGCTACCATGATCGCAGAACACGCGACAGCAGAAGACTTCGCCAAATGGCGAAGTCATGCAGAAACTCTCGATCTTGGTGCTTTGCGCCATGTTGTCAAAGACTGCCGTCAGGCAGAATCTGCCATGCGTGGCTGGAACCCCATCAAAGAAGGATTCTACGCTGATCAGGCATTCACTTATGGTGATGAATATCGCCGGAGGCTTTCAAGATGACTAAGCCTACCAAACCTGTCACACTCCGCTTTACATCTGACCCCAGCCACGGCTGGCTCCATGTCAATCGTGACGTGGCAAAGATGATCATGGGCGAGGACTACAACAGAATATCGCGATGCTCTTATCAGAGGGGTGCCACTATATATCTCGAAGAGGATAGTGATGCAGGGCTGTTCAAAAAAGCTTGTGAGGCAAGAGGTGTAGACCTTGATATAAAAGTCACATACTACGAACGTACTGCCCCAATCTGTTCCTACGCCACTTTCTACCCATGAAAAACCTTCTGGGTCACCTGTTGGAGCTGGAATCTTCAGAACTAGAAGACTTCAGCGGTAAAACATTCAATGACTTCCCACCCTCAATAACTGAAGCTGTCATCTCGGAATACCGAGACTTCCGTGAAAAGGCTGATCAAATCCTCCTAGATATAGGTCTAGGAGCCAACTCCCTAGAGGATTATTTCGAGACCTGCGAAGGTAGGATCCCACACTTATTCTTCTGTGTGCGCAACCATCACGGCAGCTCCTTCACAGACGACTTCTGGGGCGATACTTTGGAGGCCGAATTAGCTAAACGGCTAGCTGCTCTAGCTAGCCAGTATCGCCAGTTAGATGTCTACGTCGGCGACGACGGCAAAGTCTACATCGCGGGGTACGAATGATGCTCTCCTGTGTTTACTCGTTCAACGTCTTCGCTCCAGAGAACAGAATCTGGATGCACTTTGTCAGATCTACTTTCCATCAAGGCTGGTGGAAAGTAGAAGCTTCCGACCAAACAGGTCGAATGCTCCACTCTCGTCTAATCTCAGATGAGCACATGCACTCGATTTGGGGAAGATTCTCTCATCTTGCAGAGGTAACCCTTTTCTCATGAAAACCTACAAGATCACAGTCAAAGAGCACGAAGAGTATGGTGGGCTTGGGCTCGTCGTAGACGTAGGTAGACCCTACTTCGACCCCTTGCGGGGATTAGGTATAGCCCATGACATACTTGAACACCCCGTGACTCCTCACCCTAATCCAGTAGTTGATGAGCTAATGGCTATAGGAGGGATTGTAGCTGGAAGGCTAGAGTGTGGTTGGAGTAGTCCTGGGGGGTATAGAATGCTGGATCTAGATGATATTGCGATGGACGTATCCCGTATGGCTGAAAGTTGTTACTACAATGGAAACGCTTTCTGTAGCTTGCCGTGTAATAGCTACATACAAGATAAGAAGATTGTTGAGCTAATGCGAAAAGGTATAGAACAGGGAATAAAACAAGCTGAACATGAAGTTGAAGGAACCATAACGATCGACATAGGCTCATCTGTGGCTTGGGTGTGTAAAGGCTACCAGGCTTATATAAGAAGATTCAAAAAATTGGACAATTACACAATCTCTACACGCCTGTTTGACAAAATAGCTTCAGTAGCTGATGAGTTTCTTAACTGCGCTGATGAAGGGCAGACCGCTTACTTGTGTGTGGACTTTAGTAGATACGACTGTTGGCTGAAAGAGGAACCTTTTTCATGAAAACACACTTCAGCAACCCTTCAATTCCTCCCGTAACTGCGGAACAGCTTACCTCTGTAGGAATCAACCCAGCAGATCTCTGGTTCTCACAGACTTTCTCGTCTTGGCAGTTCTGCGGCCACACCTGTGTCCGCTATCCTTACCACACCACTGGGGCCATTATTAAGGTTCTAGGACTTACTCCAAACCCAGAGGCTTAAACCATGTCTAAATCCAAAACCGACCAAACCTCGGTATGGACCGGGGAGTATATACGCGGGGCCCTTCCTGCCGCCATATTCATGCCTAAACCCAACTACGGCTATGACTACACCACTGGTGAAGGCCAAAAGCGTCTGATGTACGAATCAGCCGGGATACACTACGAACCGCCAAAGTCAATCCTACCCTGGGAACCGGGTGATCCCGACTACGGGGCGGATCCGTTAGGTGACGGCACTCACCGCATGGTGCCATCTGGAGATATTGTTAGTTGGGAGGAGCGATGTATACGACTTGGTAAACGTTAAATCCCTCTACCCACAATCTTCCCATGAACCGCTCTTACCTCGTCGCTAAAGTAGCTGACGAGCTATTCCTCGTGTCCCGCTGCCACGGGTCTTACGGCGAATCTCTCCAAAAAACCCTAGTCGAATCCTACAATAGCGGCCCCTTAGCCGCCATGTTGGTATCGCCTGGAGGCATGTCAGGCATCAACGACAAAATCAAAAGACTAACAGGTCGATATAACAGTAAGGGAGAGGATATAGAATCCTCTACCGAAGGGCCATCTTACCACTACTGTCGTAGTGAGATGTGTCTACACTTCAGGACCTTTAGTCAAGTAAAAGCCTTCCTCCGCGATGCTGAGCTAATCACTTGGCATTACTGGGACGGCTTCTGCTGGACTATGACCGACACTCGTTCATCCCCATGACTGCACCTCTGTCCCACTTCATCGCCCGCTCCGGCAATGCCAAAACCGGGCCGATCTCTTTGACTCTAACCGAAGAGTCCTCCTGTCCCACAACCTGCCCGCTCAAGGGCCACGGCTGCTATGCCTCCTACGGCATGGTCCTGTTCCACTGGTCAAAAGTCCCCACTACCGGGATCTCCCCAGAATCCCTATTCGCCAAGCTCCGGGAGTTACGCCCCGGCGCCTATTTCCGCCACAATGTGGCTGGCGATCTCTGGCACAATACCGGCCAGCTCATCCCCCGGCTTGTCCTTGGCCTGGCCGCTGCCGCTGCCCATCTCAAAGCCTGGACATACACGCATCACGTCCTATCTCCCGCCAATCTCCTCGTAATTCGAGAAGCAATCAGCCGGGGATTCTGCATAAACATCTCCACGGAGACCCCCGAGGACGCCGCCTCCTCCTTCCGGCAGGGCCTCCCAACTGTCCTAGTGGTTCCTCCTGAATCCCCCACCCACTTCAAGATCGACGGGATCCCCGTCATCCAATGTCCCGCTAACACAGCAGAGTATATTACCTGCTCTAACTGCGGAGGAAAGCAGGGCCCTATCTGTGCTCGTCCAGCTCGCACAGTTATTGTCGCGTTCTGGGCCCACGGGGCTGGTCGCAAAAAAGCAGCGGCTATCGCCCGTGGCGATAACTCCGGGGATCTCTGATGTATCCCCGCTCTGTCCGGTCCATGGATCCTCCCATGGACCCACCCGACCCCCCGGAGGGGGATGATAACGAGTCCCCTCCGGGGGACTGGCTTGACGATTTTCTTTCCTACTACCCCAATCCTGATTCCGATGAACATGTCAACCCCACCACTTTCTGAAGAGCAAGTAGCTAAGCGATTGGTTCTAAATAGGCTACGGCCTATCATGAAGATCGCCGTAGATGCCATGAGCAGAGATCCGCTTGCTAATGAAAAAGCTCTTGCTAATTACATACCAGCACAGGAACACAGATGGATTTGTTCCGCCTGGGGAGCAGCTACTAATGAGGGGTCAACCACTCTGGATCTAAAAGACTGGGTGGTCGAGCAAGCAGGGCTAGCGGAAACTCCATGAAACTAGCCCATCTCTCCCAATACGCCTTCGGCGTGGCTATGGGCCTAGCTTTCGCCGCATCTGCGGTATTCCATGCCACCCATCCTAACCGTTCTCCCCATGTCCTTCCTCTCCCGCTTTTTACGCAAACAGAAGACCACCCGTACCTGCATCGTAACTTGTAAGTTATGGGTAAATGGTGCCTGGAGCGCCCCGTTTGACAAACGAGCAGAGTTCCACTGCTTCTCTACCGACCACGAGGAATACGAAAATGGGCCGGGGTTACAACCCGTGGCCATCGTTGAATATGTAGACGGTAAGGTAGAAGCCGTCCATGTTGATAAGATAAGGTTCATCACACCTCTACAAGAGTAACCTCTTCCACTAACCATCATGGGTAAAGTCTGGATCCTAACCCGATCCCACAATGACCACAACCAACACGGACACTACTTCGTAGCCCCCTTCAAACAACTACCTACAGTAGAGCAGCTACTCGACTTTACTAAAGACGAAGTCGATTACAGTAACGTCACAGATCTGCTCAAGTTCCTCCTACACCTCCAAAAGGGTGGAGGACGCATCAATGACGAACAAGTCTGGTTTACTCTTACACAAACGGTTCTATACTAATCAGACGACGCCCCGAAGCCTCCTGTCTCCCCCGGCAGGGGGCTTCCTGGCGCCCTCTGCGCCCTGGTCCCACTCACCCCGGCTTCTGCCGTACCATCCATGCCTACCTCCACTGCTCCAGCCACTTCCACAACTGCCACAAAGCCCCGTTCGCAGATCAAAGTACCCCCTCAGCCAAAGACTTACTCTCCTACTGGGGAGATTGGCGGCAGGGTGGCCAAGGCGTTCGCCATCAAGTTAGAGATGGACCGGCTGAAAGCGCAGCTAGACGGTCATGTCGCAGCGCTAAAAGCGCACGCTGTTAAGAATAACATCAGCCGGATTGATGTTGGGGAGTTTCAAGTGCAGATCAAGAGTAGGAATAAGTGGGAATACAGCGTAGCGCTGCAGGCGAAAATGCTTAAGATTGAGCAAGAGCAGAAGCTGGAGCAGCTTAATAAGACAGCAAAGAATACTCCGACAATCTACGCTGCGCTGGCTGTTAGCAGCAAAGCTACTTCGCAGGGTTGAGCCATGAGTCATCAAATAGCGGATGAGAAGGTTCGGCAAGAGATCAGCAACGCTGTAGAGAGTGTTGAATGGCATCTTGTCAATAGTGATGCCACTAATGATCTAATGTCCAAAATCCGTCAAGGATGGACTTTAGACCAATGCAGGAACCATGTAATCTATCAGATCCTGTTTATACGCTGGCATTTATGCGCTAGCTCAGCCGAATGCAACCCTGAGCGCTTCTTCCTCTCTTATCTTAAAGAAGAGATAAAAGCTAACGGCAATGTTGAGGACTTGAAGTTACCAGTATTTACAGCATTAAAACCATCCCCCGAGCCCGCCCAATGAGCACCGCTAAACCATCAATTACAGACAATCAAAAAATCATGCTCCGCCTAATCGAGCGTAGCCCTGACATTGGGGATGGCTGGCGTCAATGCAGCACCCCTCTTTGGCCACATGTTGTAGACCAAAGCCCCCCAGATCTGGTTGAGCTTGACCACGAACAAAAACGTGTCCGTTTCACTCCTGAGGGGATCATTATTATGCGGTGGCTACCATGACTGTTAAAAAAGTTGAGCGCTTTGCTACAACTGACGGGCTTCTCTTTGAGGACCCGGTTGAGGCTAGTTCCCATCAGGACCGCCTAGACCTCAACTTGTGGTACAACGACAACCAACTCACATACGACTTTGGGCTAAAAGTACCATTTGATGATCTAGTTAACTGGCTACAGACCCATCCAGCTAAAGTCCGTCAATTGTTAAAAGTATCCTAAGGTAAACAATCATGAGCACCATTGAAGAACGACTGCGCGACGCCATCCGCGCCAACTATGACGAAGCCGAAGTCCGAATTGGCGATGACCCTGAGGACCTTTCGTATTGCCCGGACCAGTACGGTGTCTATTGGGTAAACGTGCAGGTCGCAATTAGCCCCATGGACCTTTACCCCAACCCCAATACCATCTACAGCGTATGGATGTGCGAGGACTATTCCGATGAACACGACTGGTCTGACGTTTCTGGCTGGCAACTGGATGAGCGCTATCAGAGCGAGAGCGATGATGAGACCGGTGTACACGCTCGAAAGCAGGCTCACGAGCGAGCCAAGTATCTGCGAAATGGCGATGTCAACGGCATCCTCGGTGTGCTCTATGCGGTAAGGCCCAATCAGGCGCCACCACCCCTTCTCCCGTTTGCTAAGAATAAGAACACCCTCGCCCCGGCTAACGCCGGTTGACCCCATGAGCACTAACAACCTCACTCCAGTTACACAAGAACAATTCTATGCAATAATCAACGAACTGTCTAAAAAAGGCATTGACGTTCATCCTTATTTGCGCAGAACTCCTTATCCATACACCTCTGACTGGAAGAAGAGAGACGGAACAGTCGTAGGCGTATCTAAGTCGGAACGCATCAATGGGGAAACCAGTCAATATTTCTTAGTAAAGCCATGAGCCTTTACCACGGCAAGTATCGAGATCCCATTTATGAGCCGGATCCATGTAACACCCTGTTTACAGACTGGGATGCACACAATGATTGGGTAATTACTTGGATGATTGATAACATCATACTGCGTGAAGATATGGCACGAGCAAACATGCTTTATACTAGACATCAGCCACACCACTGTCTTCCTCTTTTACCTCCTTCTCTCCGGCAGCAGCCGGCGAACACCCATCATGAGTAACTCACGTTTTTGGATTACCGACATCGACACTTCGCATTATCTGTTTCAGTGGATGCCGGATTGGTACGGAGTCGTAGACGAACAATCCGGTGGGATCGTTGCCTACTTCAACAACAAAGCATCCGCCGATCTGCTTATCCAAACACTTTGTCCAGCCCCAGCAGCTTCTACCACTAAAGTAGAAGCTGTGAATATTATCTTTGACGGTCCGCCTGGGCCAGAAGGTCCTCGATTCATAGAGGTTGAAACCGACGATGGGCGCAGTATCCGCGCAGGCGAATGGCAGGAGCGTCAAGATGGGTACTGGGCGCTAAGGATAACTAATTTACCATCACCCTCTGTCCCGGCTAAAGCCGGTTGATCCGATGACCGAACCACAAATTGATGCTCTTGTCAGAATCGGCACAGCCATCTACAACCGAGCGCTAGCGCTTCGCCAAGAGGCGCACGATCTAGAAGTCACTTACAACAATGTTGTACTAAGGATGACCGACCACTTAGATGAGACTTTACCTTCTGATCAACCATGAACATGCTCAAGTATCTAGAAGACGCCTGCGAAGGCATCGACGCTTCAATCTTTTCCAGTGATTTACTCTATGACGATGAACGCCGTGAAATGCTCAAGGAGTACATCGGTAGATGGACAAGAGCCATCACCAAACACGAAGCCGAACCACCCGTTATTGATGAGAAAGATGAGGATGAGCCATGAAATCCCCGAAAGCCCTTAAACTCAAACCTGACGGCAGCTATAGCTTTAAGCTCTCTATAGCTCAACAGCGGCTACTCCTAAACCTCCTAAACGCAGGGGCTACAGCTATAGCCATAAACTCTCAACGCTTTAGAAAAACTGCCTACGTTCTCCAACGATTACATCTAATCGTAATTGTCGAGCACCAACACACTGACCCTCCTTACTTCAACCTGCGCCTCACCAATGCCGGGCTAGCTACCGCTATAGAACTGCGGCGGCTAGCTAAGACCACTCAATTACAACTCGATCTTCAGTCTAATCCAACCCCTCCTCCAATGACCCAACCTTCCACCCCACAGCCCCCCGAGCTTATCCTCCCTAGGATCAATATAAACGGCAACACCCGTGAATCACTGGTAAAAGATTATACCGAGGCTCTTGATGCTCAGAATGCAGCGTCGGCCCTGTTCCTAAAGATTGACTTCCACGGGCGCAATTACCAAGACCTACCGGACGGGAGCTTCGAAGCTGCTCGAAAATCCCGCAACGAGATCTTTGACCACCTCCGCGCCATCGAGAGCTACCTCGTTGCCCATCTGGACGCCATAAGGGAACCCTCCTAGGCTTCGCCTTATCCGCCTGGCGGTCAACCACGTTGACGTAAGTCCAGTCGTCGCAGGCTTTCTAACCTGCCCCCTATCAACAGGTTGACAACCTCTCCTGTTCTTGATAGGTTGACCTCATACCCGCAATCGCGGCCCCCCCCACCTTCATGCAGAACTCCTTCAACCAGACCAGCACCACTGTCGATCAAGCCTTTGCTCGTGACGGCAAGGGTCTCATGGTCTACGGCAACTACCGCGCCGCCGGTTACGCCGTCAACCCCCTCAGCGAGGTAGCTGGCGGCATCCTTGTCTCCTCCGACGCCACCCCCGAGGCCGCCTTCTCCCAGGCTGGACTCACCTGGACTGCAGACACCACCGATGTGGGCTTTACCACTGGAGTCCCCGGTGGTGCATATCACCCAACCGCAGCCTATAAATCCATCGTCCGCTCCGACACAGGTGGGCTCCTGGCCATCCACGGCCCTGGCTATACCCCTGTCCAGAACCACGAACTTAGAGGCATCTTCGATGCTCTAGAAGGCCGCGCCCAAATAGAGGACATCCTCTCCATCAACGGAGGCGAGCGTGTCTACATCACGGCTACAATCAACGCTCAGAATGATGTCCTCCCCGGCGACGTAGTCCGCCGCTACCTCCATCTAAGTAACGGCCACAAGGGTAGCTCTCTCCGCGCTTACTTCACAGATAAACGACTGTTCTGCGCCAATCAACTATCATACTTCGACGGCACGGTGTTCAACCAAGCCACTAAGAAAGGCGATGCGCTTAAGCACAGGCACAGCCGTGGGATCACGGAATTTATCCGTCGTCTTCCCGGTATCATAGACGCGGAGATCCAGCAATTCCACACCACAATCGAGGGCTTCCGCGCCATGGCGGATGTCCAGGTGACCACTGAACATGCCGCACAGGTATTGAGCGCTGCCTTCGCGGATCGCCTCGCAGTCCCCATCCGTGACCGCACCAGCACCGACCGTTCGACAATGCGCAAGCGCACACTGCTAGATCTCAACGACGAGGTGGATGCAATCCGCAGCCACGCCTATGGCGACACTGGGATCGGCTTCGACTTCCCTGGCATGCGTGGTTCCCTTTGGGGGCTCTACAACGCCATCACCCAGTACACCACTTGGGACACCGGGCGGGCGAAGGACCCTCTCGATCGGGCCCGTGGCCGCCTGGAGGCTCTCTACGGCGGAGCCGGCTCCCAGCGCATCGAGCGTGCTCGCGAAGCGTGCCTTGCTTTGGTTTGACCCCCAGCCCGCCGGGGCTTCCCGGCAATCAATTCAATTCCATCGCATCAACAACCATGGCTTATTACCGCATCGAAACTTTTCATGATGGTCACTGGACTGATGATCCCAGCTTGCTAGGGCATGGCATTGTAAATGAAGACAACGAATTTGCTGATGATCTAGAAGCTATCAATGCTATCGACGATCTAGTCGCGGAAGGTTTCTACCGCCACAATCTGCGATTTGTTGAAATCGACTCTGATTAACTTTTATCCATTCATCCATCATCACAGAGGCAATTCTATGGACCCGCAGAATGACTCGCAGTTTGGCCACATACACTGGCGCAGTGCCCTGACCGGCGCACAAGGTGTTGGTCAGGGTGTACATCTACCAAATCCCGAAGAAGTGGTTAGCGGATTAAATCTCCAGTTTCCTGGAATTACCCATCACTGGGTGCCATTTGGACCCAAAAGCAGCAAGTCCCAACCATGAACATCTACAAAATCAGCCGAGAAGACTTAGAAGCAGACGATTATGACACTTTCAAGAGTGCTGTTGTATGCGCGAAGGATGAGGATACAGCAAGAAACATTCGCCCTAATGGAGATGGCGAACTAATGGATTGGTGCAGCCCTTCCCATTGCAGTGCATGGTGTGAAAGCCCAGATATGGTTAAGGTCGAATTGATCGGCATTGCTGTACCCGGACTACAGCAATGCGTCATCTGCGCAGACTTTATCGCAGCCTGACTAACTCTTCCTCCCCCTTTCTTCCCTCCCTCTCTTTCTCCTCCCATGAACCTCCGCAAGATCCGACGAATAGCCCAAAGTTGCGCATCTCTCCCCATTGCATCCTCTCGCGAGGTAAACCTCGCCGCCAAGAACATTGCAAACTGGCCCGCTGTCCCTCGTCGAGGCCGCCGCATGCAAGCCCGCTACGCCTGGTTTAGGGCTAGGTGTGACTCCACTGCTCTCCCACGCACTCAACCCTCCTGGCCCGAATACTGGCGCGAGGTGAATGACACTAAGGGGGTGCTTTATATTTAAGACCGAATCACTGAAGGTGGGGGTCTGCCCAAGGTCCTCTAAAGCCCCCCGTTACTCTTGTAACGCCCACACCTAATTAACCTTGATTGAGTTAATTCCCCCTTCTTTTTCCATTACCACCCTCTGATGTCTTCACCTTCCTTCAGTCGCAGCATGGGCGGCCCCACCACTCCCCCCGAGCCCGCCCAATCCAATAACGATCCTCGTGAGTGTTTCATTTCCAGCGAGTCCTTGCTCAATGTAGGTGATGTAGGTCCCGAATTGTTAATTACTCCCTCCGAGCTTATTACAAAAGACAGCACACTAGCTATCTTCGAAGAGGCTGAAGCCGAATCAGCCCTGACTACTAGAGGCGAAGCAAAAAAGCTAATCTCCGAGCGCCTCACGGAGCGCAATCGCCTACGAATGCTGCTACCAAAATCAGAAAACGAGCTGGCCAAACTCCTCAAGAAAACCCCTGAAGAGATCGCCGCTTTGCGGTATTGATCCATGGTCGTGTTCTCGCATACAAGCAGCGATGCGGACCATCGGCGGTTTAACGAGCAAGGTGTCAATCTAGTCTCTGACGGTAAACAACTAGCACTAAGATGGGGAGAGAGATCTTTCCTTCTTTCTAGCTTCGTCGTTGCTGAGCTATCAGTAGAAACAGGGATAGGTTACTGCGATCCCGTGTGGGATACTGGGCGTTATTACCTACAATCTGCTGTGGGTAAACAACTATCCATCCATCTCAAATCCGCAGGATCTGTCAAAACCGCAGACCGCCATGCCCTAGACGATGTCTTCCTCAACGCCGCTGAACTTTCTGTAGACGAGCTACTCAAACTTGCCTACCAGAAAATCGACAAGCGTGCGGAGCAGGAGGACACCACCTCTAGTTAACCCCACGGGGATAGCACTAGCTCTCCCCTCTACCTCCCTTTATCCCTTGATGCCATCCCTCCAGTTATCTCAACCACACAACCTCCAATCCCCCCATGGCAGAAGCTACCAACGAGCCGTAGAACTAAACAACACAGCCAATCGACTCGACCAAATCAAAGCTCATCTCGCTCTACTCCTGCGGCAGGGCCATCTCAAAGATCTTCCCCCGGCAGTGGTCTGCGACATCCTCGCTGCAGGGCGGAACCTCCATCGAGCGTCTACCACCACCCGCGCTGCCGTCTCTCTTTACTCCTCTCGCCCCTCCACGTCATGACTCTCGCTACCACTGCCCCAATTCTGGATACTGAAGTATTTACACCGTTTGACCGTGTCACTTCAGACATTAAAATAGCGGAAAAAGAAGCAATAGCCGATTTTGGTGACTATAAAAATCCCGATGTAAATAAGAGAGCGCGTAGTTATGTAGCCAAGCTGCGTAAAGTAAGAGCTTCGGTTGATAAGACTCGCAAAGCGCAGAATGAAGCAGCTCAAACATATATTCAAGATGTCAACACATTCTCTAAAAAACTAGAAGCGCGTGTTACATCGCTCATAACGCCTCATGAAACAATCCTCAAGAGTATCAAAGATGAAGAAGATGCTCGTATAGCAGAGCACGAAAACAATATTCAGGTCATCATCGACATGGGGAAAGCTCCAGTAGGAGTTGGATCCGCACAGATCCAGGAATACCTAGACATCCTGAAGGGGATTGACCATAAAACCTTTGAAGAGTTTACCCCTAAGGCGGATGCGGAGCTAGTCATTGCTACCGCCGCGTTGGAGCAAACCCTCCAAGCCGCTTTGGACACTGAAGAAGCGGCGGCCCGAAGGGAACAAGAGCGCAAGGATGCTGCAGAAGCTGCCCGTGTTAAACGGGAGCAGGATATAGCTGATAAGGCCGCAGCCAAGGCTAAAGAAGAAGCGGAGGCAGAGGCCGCTACCGCGCTGGACGCGGAGCGTAAGAAAACCGAAGCCGCCGAGCAACGTGCCGCGAGAGCAGAAGAGGAGAAAGAAGTAGTGGTGGCAGCCGCTGCAGCGAAGGTTGAAGTAGTTCCACAAGTAAGCCTGGTGGTGAATAGAGGATGTGCCCCCTGGGCCCGTACCCCCGAGCCCGTAGCCACGCCCCCCTCTCCTACCACCGTCCCTACCAAAGCGCAACGCCGCAAGCTGTCCGAGTTTATCCAGGAAATGGTCTTGGATCACTCGGCCAAAGACTTTGCGCAACTGCTTGTAGACGGAGAACTCCACCCGGCGATTTCTATCGACTGGAGCGAAGTCTGCTGATAACCAGCGGCTACGCTCTAAACTTCCACTATCATCCGATTTTGCACCAATGGCCTCTACTCACGACAATCCCGCCACTTCTCCGCACCCTTACAACATTAACAACATCTTCTGCTATCACACTCCCAGCCCTGACCAAGTCTCTAAGTATTTCTTACTCAGAGAAAACGCTAAATCTCTAGCTCAGCTCGTCCTCGATCTCACCCCACGTTCCCGCGAGCAATCGCTCGCTTTAACTAAGATTGAGGAAGCCATGATGTGGGCAAATGCTGCGATAGCTCGTAACGAGCCTGATGTAGTCACCCTGGAGCAGATGATCTCATGACTATGCAAAAGGGAGTCGAGATAGCCTTAACCCTCCTCATCAGCTTTCTCACCGGAGGGTTGATGGGGTACAACATCAAATCCCCGTCATTAGACCTTTCTATCGCCGCTGTGGTAGGCCAGCTCATGACGCTTTATCTTCTTATTAACCTCTGCTGATCTACAATGCCATCAACTATTCCAGTCAAATCCGTGAACCCCTACGAAGAGTTCCCTCCGTTAACAGAGCAATCTAAAGCCGTACTCAGTAGTGATATGCTTGGAAATTGCCTATTAGATTTAGATGGCATAACTACTTTAGAAGTGCAAGTAATCCGCCGCTTCTTCAGTGCTGCCCTCCGTGAAGCAATGAGGCAATCTTATCCTGGAGCAGTATCTGGGGAGCAGTTTCGAGCATGGAATCAGCTCAGCAATATTGCCGACAATATCCACAACATACACCCCACACCATCGCAGATGCACAAGCTATTACAGGAGATGATCGACAGTAATGACGCGATTAGCCTCAACAACTCAGCAACAATATCTCAAGACAAACTCAGGACCCTCCAACGTGGCCTGGCCCACCACCTTCCCGCCTAGGCCGCCCCATGCAGAACCCCACCTCCTCACCCCCTGCGCCAGACTATGAAGGCCCGACCAGCCTCCCCGGCACTGCGCCCGCTGCAACGGAGTTCTCTAAATCTCCTTTAAGCCTCCTAAAAGGCTTGCCTCTGCATGTCTTCCAATATCCACGCGGTCTACGCCATGCACCACCTGGAAACCGGAGTAATCCTCTACCAAACAACAGCCACCGAGGAGGAGATCCAGCAAGCCAATCAAAACTTAAAAAACTGCGACCAACCGTATCGCTTCTTCCCGCCAGGGGACTTCAGCATCCCCTCGCTTCACCGTCCAGATGACTTACGTCTCGAAGACTTCTCTTCAATCAATCCTTGATACCTGCGAAGAGGTTCTAACCAAATACGGTGTCTGCAATTACGCAGAAGTCGGGAGGAGGTTAGACATCAGCCGCCAGGCCGTACACCAACGGCTCACCACAGCCGTCGCACAAGGAGCCATCAGCCAGGAGCGAGCAGACAGCTACCGACCAACATCGACCAAGCTGACTCAGCGATTCAACACGTCACTCTCCCCCGAGAACGACGAGTTCATACGAGACCTGGCGAAGCTGCTTCACATCCAGCCCGCCTACATCCTCCACGCGGCGGTTAATCGCTACCGCGCCTCGTTGCTTAGCAGCAACCTTATTGAACCCCTCGACGAACTTCCCCATGTCTAAACCCCTCCCGTTCTTCGCCGCCGCCGCAGCCCTGCTCCAGGAACTCGCTCCCGTCGCCAGCCCCCTGGTGAGCGTCTTGAGCGAGACCTCCGCTGCTATCGACCGAGCCCAGAGCATCTCCTCCGGTGAGGCCCCCCGCCCCCGGCGGTTCGCGGATTCCTCCGCCACTAGCTATCTCACCGAAGGTGGAGACTGATGCCTTTTCTAAAACGGCTTCGCCTCTGGCTAACCCCTTACATCACTCTCATCCTCCTATTATCATTGCTAATCCGTTTTCTCCTCTCCCGCCGATGGCGAAGTTTACCCACCTATCCCATCGGCGCCCCGCCGCCTCCAGAAAAAACAGGAGTCCCCAGCATGGACAGGCCCCGCCAGCGGCTGCACCGGCTAATCCAAACATCCTCAGCGGAGTTTCTGGAGAATCCCCCAACTTCTTCTGTGAACTCGCAGAAGCCCGAAACTTTCTCCAGAGATTAGAGGGTGCATGCCGCTGCAAAGCGGCTTACAACAGCCGCCGCGAGATCTCTACCTTTCTCCGACACACCGGCCACGCCGGCTCTAGCTACCTATGTCAATGCTGTGATCACTGGCATATCACTTCGATGACTAAGCGTGAGCAGAAGACGTTAGTCCGAAAGATCCGCGCTGCTAAAAAGTTAGTCGATGATTATGATTTAGCTCAATCCCCATCTCAACCATTTAATTCTTGATCCCCATGTCTCTCACCATCACCGCCTCGGACATCATCCAAAGCGACCCCCGGCTCCGCGTCAAAACCCTCACTGCCCTCCACAATCCCAGCCAAGCCTCTTGGTTCGGCATGCACCAGGACTACTCCGAAGGCTTCGTGGGGGATGAGACACCGCCCCCCGAGCACGATGCCGGCCTAATCCTCGTTAAACGCCTCCTCTCCGGTGAACGAGGCCATTACGGCCCGTTAGAGCACAACGTCATTGTCTTCGGTGTAGCAGGATTCCCTCATTCGGTAATGCAACAGGCCCGTACACATCGGGTCGGGATTTCTTTCGATGTTCAGTCGATGCGTTACACAGGATCAAGGATTGTGGATTATGTTAGACATATAAATAGCATGCTTAAGTTCAATGACATATTTTTTCAACGCCCTGTGGGGCTCTATCATGGACGAAATGGAAGCTATTACAAGTATTCCAAAGAAGACCGTGACAACGACATGTATCTTATGAATGAAACTGCTAAGCGCTATTCAGATCTAGTCCATCAAGGCGTAGCCGAAGAACACGCCCGAGGAGTATTAGCCTTTGAGTATCGCCAGAATTTCGTAGTTAGCTTCAACATCCGTTCGCTTATGCACTTCCTCGATCTACGAACGAAGCTCGACGCACAGCTAGAGATCCAAGCCCTCTGCGAGCTGATGATGGTTGAGTTTGAAAAATGGACGCCAGCTATCGCTGCTTACTACAAAGAAAAACGTTGGGGTAAGGCGAGGCTGGCACCATGACCAGTATCAAAACTCTTTCTGATCTCTGCACTGAGCTATGCAACACTTTAGAACAACCAGATAAAGACCCACACAGAGTACAATCGTTAATCAACCGTTCACGCTACATATTACAAGCCACAAATAAAAGTCTTGACATCGACCACAAAATAAACTATAGGCGTTTCGCTCGATCCGCCGCCCGTAGTTCCGAATTAACCTCCTGATCCCGTGAAAACCTGCAACGGCTGCATTCACGCCAAATGGCGCCTCACCAGCACCGGGCGGCTCCACCCCAGCGGGGAGGGGCAATGCACAAAGCGCATCAAGATCCCAGCCATCCCGGCCTGCCAATACTGGCCAGGGGGGATCCCCCCGAGGCCGACAGGAGGCTCCATTTCTCGCCGCTAGGAACTCGATGACCACTGCGTCTACTGGGAATCTCCAAAGCCTCTTGCGACTGATTCTCAATCTCAACAGCCCTGATCGCCATGCTCTGCCCGTCCTGTGGAGGCAAAACCCACTCTGTCGTTACAACCAGAAATGACACCATCGAGTCCATTATCCGCAAACGACGATGCAGTAGTAAACAATGCGGTCAGCCCTGGTGGACCGGAGAGTTCGAGCTTCCTGCGAACTCTGTGATTTATGTCCGTGATCAAAAAGATCACCGTAACTACCCCGTTCGTGCTAATATCGCTCAGCGGCCTTTCCTAAACCCTACGGCCGCGCTAGCGGGCATTGAAGATATTGCTAAAGCTCTAGAGGATCTCGCCGTAGTGGCCAGATCCTCGGTTAACCCTTAACCAATCTTCATCCACTCACCACCAACGTTACAACCACAGCATCACTCGTCATGACCAGCTCTACTTCAAACTCCGTCGAATTTCCTGAGCTAACTCCCGCCTCGGAGGCAATACTTCAGGCGTATCGAGACGCTAATGGGGCGACTAACATGTACTACCGTAGAGCGGTAGCAGCCGCACTCCGCGAAGCGGTGTACCAAGCATTCCCTGCATACACTGCATACAGCGGAAGTGATAGGCCCCAGGCCCATCCGATATTAAAGATAGCTGCTAATATACACAATGTGCCTCCTCCTACACGAGAGCAGATCGCCGATGATATGGCTTGGGTTAGTAGATATTCGAACTCTTCCCAGGTAGATTTACGCTTAAGAAAGATTAGAGAGTACATAGATATGCAGCAGCAAGAACTGTCAAATAGTGTTCTTATCAAGGACACCGCTGCTATCAATAGACCTTCAGCAAGACAGGCATTGAATCTACAATGAGCAATTCTTCACGATTCTGTATCATAAGTTACGATAGATTAAAATTAAACAGATTAGTAGGCAGAGATCTAAATGCTAAGCAACAGAATATACTGCTACAGAAGTTACTAGACAACAAGCCGTTCCGGCTTAGACTTAGTACAAAAACTACCTCAGCCTACGCTTATATAATTGCTTCATGTGTAGGCCAATAATGTACGCTTACCCGTTATCCGCGTGACTACGACCCTCCGTGGCTATCTCCTAGACAACTGCGAGCGCTAAATGATTACCTTATTACGAAAGCCCTATCGCGCTATCCTTCAGATTCTAATATTACAGATTTTGGGAATTATCGAGATTACTACGGGCTAGGCCCCGAAGACTGGGGCGACATCTGACCCACCTCAAACACCCTTCTATCACGAAAACCCTCATGTTCAAACGCTTAATCCGCTCAATCCGCCGCCCGTTACTCCGCTTCTTATCTCAAGGTGATCTAATTATCATCGGTGATGTACATGCCCGACCTGATCGGCCATTACTAGCAGTAGGGCAAGGCTACGCCGAGGTAATTGGTAACATCAGCTATTCCGATAACAACTTCGGTTGCATTGTCCCACCAGGCTACAGAGACCCTAATATTGCATGGGTGCTCCCGCAAGTAGCGCCCATGCAATTGCAGCTAAGCCCTGGAGTCAGTGCTGGGTCTGTGGAACCGGGCCCAACTTGGTACATGGTTCGGCATGGCGCTTTGGGGCATAGAACCATCCATCACGGAGATGTGGTACAGATGGTAGAAGACCCTATTATGCGCAACTGGCTGTATCGGAGGGACGGCACACTGCACAACCTTGAAGACAAGAACAACCAATATCTGATTTTACAGGCGTTGAGCCCAACTCCACAACTACCGCATTCTTTAACCAACTCCTGAAAAGATCCCCATTCATGACAAACCTCACAGATCTACCTGAAACCTACTACACCGATGTAGTAGGCTGTTCTCGATGTAACGGGCATCACCCCTCGCTACTCTTCAAAAAGTTCTCTCAACAACCAGCGAGTTTCGCTGCAGGGATAACTCATTGGGCGATGTGCCCGGTTAAAAATGAACCAATTTTACTGGAAATGACCGAGGATCCCCCGAGCCCGCAGCCTACCGAATCACAACAACCACAACAGCAGGGCCTGCAACAGGCCAATGCGACCTGTGACGACATTCCTCCCGGCCCGCTATCTGAGCATGATCTAATCGAGCAGTGGAACGCTCAAGCTGATCAGCTCCATCAATGGGAGTCTCTGGAGTCTTTCGAGCAACTGGCCTGGGCCCAGTCCCGAGCCATCGCCCGTGATCGAAACCTTCATGCCTCCAGCCTTATCGAGAAACAAGACAATATTGATGCGTTACTAACCGCTTTCCATCATGCCTACTCAGCCTATGGGTGGGTCACCCATCAACAGTTCAGCCCTTTATTCGATGAGGCCGCCAGGTTGGCCGGTATTGTCGAGGAAGACTGGGATGCCTCTGTGTATCCCTTCAACACTCAAGCTCAAGCTGCGGCGGTGTTATCTGACCATCACCGCAACCTGGTAAGCCAGATAGCAACTGAGGGCCAGATCCGAGGAGCCGTAGCGTATCTGATCAGTAAGAAGCATCTTGATGGTGATTTACTCCCTGCCATTGAGTACGCTATCGCCCGCTGGGGTGTCCCCGCCACCACGCCAGTCCCGACCGGGGATGATTCGGCATGGAGGCAGCAGCTTGGGTGGAGCAACTCCAATGGCGAGTGCTGGTGGAGTCCGGGGCCGCAGGGCCCTTGGCAACTGACCAACCCAGATATGGTCTACCCCGCAGGCTGGCTGCTCCCCTATCGCGCTATCTCACAACCAGCGCCCGTGGCCGGGAATCCTTCCACCATTGCAACCCAACCATGAGCACCCCAACGCCCCGTGCCGCACTGAAGCGGTTGATCGAGCTGGAAGACTTGGCCAGCGCCAATGGCGCAGACCCTGATATGACGGCCTGGGATGATGCCGTCGCCGCAGGCCGCGCCGCCCTGAACACTGAGCCGGATAGGCCAACGTTGGCGGAAGAGGCCCTGTGCGCACTGGAGCGGATTCAACATGGAGACGCAAGCTCCGGCTCTGACGACTTCGATTTAGTCGCCAATGCACTAGGCCAGTTACGCCGCTACGACGCCATCCCGCCAGCTCCTTACATTGATCCCCAAGGTGAGGATGCGGACAAGCAACTGCTGGAGGTTTTCTTCCGCCAGATGGGTCGTGGGCTGGAGGTGCATCCAGAAACCCTTTTACGAGGCATCTGGGGAGTGAGAGCGTTTCAGTTTGCTTCTTCCTCCTCCCGTTTGGCACCGGCTGATGTTCAGCGAATAATTGAAGCGCTTGATTTTTGTATTGGCGACTCTGACAGTCGCGCCAATAGCAGCAATCACCACAGATTGCGTCAGCGATTAAAGCGCATGATTGCTACACTGCCATCCCCGCCCGCGCCGGAGAAGGGGGAAGGGCCCACCCTCGCCGATGTTGACGAGCTGTGCGCCGAGTTCGGGTTTCATTATTACAACGATCAGGGTGAAACCCTTGAGATGTTGCGAGACATGCTCTCCGCTTCGCTTGCCCGCTGGGGACACCCCCCTGCAGCGGCCCCAGGGCCTGGGGAAAACCTGGCCAGCCCGCCAGCGCCGGCAGAGGCGGGATCGGGCTTGACACGGCAATCAGCTATTCATGCCTTTAGATCTCAGTTAACGAAAGAGGCAAGCTCCCGTTACGGACTAACCTCTCAGGACGCCGAATTTGATGCTTTTACCTCAGGTGCATCTTGGGCGTGGGCCACTTACGCCACTGCAACTGCGGGCGGTTTCGGTCAGGCGCCCCAGGCTGGGGAGGGGGAGTGATGTTACTACTCCAGATCCCAACCCTGGCAGACGCCTACCTCGCAATCGCGACCTGGGCCTATCGCCATTACGCCAGGCAGATGCAAGCCAGCGGCAAAAAGCCGACCGGCATCCCCGGCAACCGCGACCCAGATAGCCCGTGCCCAGCGTTCGAACCTCGCCCCTGCAAGCTGGGGGACTTTACCGATTGCGAGTCGGACGGGCACTACCTGTGCTCTGAATGCTGCCACAAAATACCAGCGCCCGTGGCCGGGCAGGTGGAGCCATGAGCCGCCTCTACCAAGACGACTATGGCGACGCCGAACCCTGGATGGAGGGCCAGCAAGCCGGGGCCCTGCGATCTGCTATCCGTGGCAATCGCGGCCAACAGTTCCTGCGCGATCTTGCGGCGGGGCTCGACGCCTTGCCTGAACCGAAGCTCTCCGCCGGAGCACTAGAAAACGAAGAAACAGGTTGCTGCTGTGCCTTTGGCGCGGTTCGCCGCTACAGAGGAACCGATGCTGTGCCGTTGTACTTCGACCCACGAGAAGAGGATTTGGACCCTCCCCACTTTGCGGAGCCTTTCAATGTTGCGACGGCGCTCGCATGGGAGGTTGTCGAGGCAAACGAAGGCTGGTCAGCCAGTAATTGCGAGGCCGCCATGCGCCAGCGCTGGTCAAGAGTTCGCGCTTGGGCGGCTAGGCAGTTGCTGCCCCAGGCTAAAGCCGGGGAGATGCAATCATGATCGGAGCATCGGCATCAGGAGTAATAGCTACCGGAGCCTCTATGACCGCCTCCAACGCAGCCCGCTTAATGTCTCAAGAGTCCAACGCCCCATCTACACCTATAACTAAGATGGATATTTTGATTTTAAGTTCTATAGCACTACCAGCTTTAATACTACTGCTGACCGCATATGGCTGTATGAGACGTGGAGGGAAGCCATGACAGAATCCCAACTTTCTTTACTGTTAGGCTTAGGCACCCTCTTCATAACAACTGCACTTCATCCTACACCTCTTGGAATACTTGCTTGGACTTTAATCGCTTACGCTTGTGGGGAGAATCAATTATGACCTATCCTCATCGTTTACGGGCCCTGCCCGACAAAGCCGAAAGACTGGCTAAAGCCAATGAGTTCATCCGAGTCATAGCCACTACCGGGCGAAAGTTCTTTTCCCACCAAGACCGCGTAAGCGTACTGTGCCTGGACGGACAAGGCCGAATAAATCTAATCGACTGTTACACAAAGCGCCTCATCTATACCCACTACAACGGGGAATGGCGGGGATTCTCTCAAGGCGGGACCATGCGAAGTCTCATCATCCGATTAAGAGAATACATCCAAGGAGTAATCCCCACCGGAGCTGAGTTATTCGACAAACTGCCGATCCATTATGGTGATCAAATCTTCTGCTCGAACTACGGGTGGGGCTACCCCGAGGACGACATGAACACCGTCATCGAAGCGGCCCGCCGGATTTTCACTACTCACACGGAGTCCACCTAATGCCTTTCGATCCGAGTAAAGAACGAGTTTATGTTTTATGGGGTGAAAATCTTGATGAGCCTCTTTATTTTGACGACTTAGATAAGTTAGATAACGACGGACTTATACTGTTACTAGCCCATCTAGCCGCCAATATTGATACTATCAAGCATGATTACAGATCTATGGTTACGAGTTTACAAGGAGATAATCTGCTTATTACTAATAGACGGAGCATAGAGACTAAGATGTGGAAACTAGATCGCACTAGAGAAGTTTACATTAGATTCCGCACTCAGATTAGAGCCATCTTAGATATTAGAGAAACCGAGAGGAAAGCTGCTGCGGATAGAGCGCGCAAACGTGAGCATGAAAGCCGCAGACGAGCACGTAACCGGCTAACACCAGAGAATGCAGAATCATACACAACTATTGCCCACAAAGTAGTATTAGCCTATAACAGTATCCTGCGTGGCCAACTTCGGCAATTGCTACAGGATGATGTTCTCTACAACCGCATGGAAGCTGCAGCCCATGCTAACGCTATCGAGGAAGTGACAGAGTGGGTAAAGCAGCAACAAGATATACCCGAAGTTGTCAAAGAGCGCTGGCTCAAAAATAGTGCCAAGTCTGTGAGGAAGCGGACCCGGCGGCACAGCCTGGGGGATGAGAATCATTCTCAGTCTCATGAGTCTCAAGATGAGACAGCCCCATGACGATGTATTACCCCCGAGCCTGTTACACCCTGTCCATGGATGATCATCCCCTCTTCCCAGATGACCCAGTGACCTTCCTAGTCGCCTGCGCTCACTGGTGGGCCTGGCTTCAGCAGGCCGATCCTGACGAGATCACCCGCTATCCTGAGAACGGACATCTCCATTATTCATTACCACCCAGATTCCCATGATCATTAAATGCGTTGTCTGTGACGTCACTCGTGAAAGGTATCACCACCGCCACGAGGCTTCACCCGAACATGCGGCTAAAATCTTCTTGCGCGAAACATGTCAGGATAAGTCTTCATGCGTGTTTCAAGTCACTAATGACGAACCCGGCAGTGATGAGCTTCTCCAGGCCCAACTCCAACGCTCAGGACTCATCTCAGAACCCCCATCACCGCAATCACCACAACTCATGGAGTTAATGACTTTCACAGACTACCAAATAACGTCATCAGAGACTGCGGTCTACCCCGACAAGAACTCCATCATCTACTGCGCACTAGGCTTATGCGGTGAAACCGGAGAAGTTGCTGAGAAGATTAAAAAAGTTCTCCGTGATCATAACGGACAATTCCACGCCGATACCATAGCAGCAATCAAACTAGAATTAGGTGATGTCCTCTGGTATCTGACCCAACTAGCCACTGAACTAGGACTAAGTCTTGACGCAATAGCTAAGGCCAATATCCAAAAGACTCAAGACCGCCAGAAGCGCGGCCAACTGGGCGGGAGCGGTGACAACCGATGAGGAGTCCCATGAGACTCATACTGAGACAGCCCCTGTGACCCCCGAGCCCGCTTGATCCCATGCCACCGAATGCGAGAGTCCCTGCTAAACCATTGATAGCTGTCAAGCCTTGCCCATTCTGTGGCGGGAAGGGTAAATTCGTCATCCGAAAACGTCTAACCATTAAGGATAAGCTTTTTGTCAGCATCAAACTTAATGACCCTACTGACGTGGTTATGATATATTGCGTTAAATGTTTAGCACAGGTATCAGATGAAGCCCCACTAGGAACTGATCTTGCTAAACGTACCCGTGACGTGCGCAAGAGATGGGACCGCCGAGCAAACCTTATTGGATCCTAACCATGCCCGCCATCGCTTTCCCGTTTTCTAACCCTGCCCCGCTGCCCGCCTTTCTACCCTACCGGGTGGCACACGAAGTAACGCAAAACTTCCCATTAGTAATGTGCGATGTTAAACAACCAATAGACAACACATATATGGTGATCGTCCAGTCTGGTCGAGATCATCCGATATACGAACAAGTAAAGTTCGCCCTTCGTGTAGATATGGATAGGGTGGAATCCATATACAACGACGATATTGATGTTTTTATTGAGGAGTTGGTAGAAGGGTTGATAGAGAGGATGGTACGACAGATAAAACCTAATGTAGCGGAAGCTCTGCTAAAGGAATTTGCACCGTGGATGTTCGCTACTGATCCCCACGAGCAGACATCGACATGAGCTTACTACCACGCCACTTCTCCGCCTCCGGTGGAAAAACCCGGCAATCTGCGGTAATTTCTGGCACCCTTAGATAGACTCTGCCTATCTCTCCGGCTTCGCCCATACCCCCAGTGGTTGCTCAGCGCCCAGTAAACAATGAAGGACTCACCGCAAAGCAGATCATCTGCGCGGAGGCCATTGCGGAAGGCCATACTCTAGGCGAAGCCGCCAGGATCGCTAAGGTGGACCCCAAAACGGTCCACAACTGGAGGAACACCGCTGTGTTCATGACCGGCCTGACCCGCCGGATCCAAGAGAGGACCGATATTAGCGGAACACAAGGTGTTGGGTTAATACCTGAATGCCTAAATGTGCTCAAGACGATTATGAACGATAACACAGCGCTAAAAGCCGATAGAATCAGGGCAGCATCGACCATAATGGCGTCCGCTAATGTCTACAGAGAACAGCGAGAGACGGAAGCCATAATCAAAAAACTCGAAGAGCGCATTGAACGTCTCACTAGCGCCACCACAGGTGTTACAGGCCAGGCGTTTCTTGACCTTGAGTCGGCAACCGTCGAGGAAGCTACGCCCCCCGAGGCCGAGTGAGAACCGGAGCGTCACTCAAATCTCGTCTGGCTCAACTGGAGAAGAAGGTAGCTCAGCGCGAAGCTGCAGCAGCTAATCACGCCAGTGCAAAGCTACTAACTTCGTTACCTCCTGTAAAGAACTGGGAGGAGTTCGCGCCGCTTACTTGGATCAAAACTGGTGACGATGACGGTGCCAAGATTGAACCCTTTGCGCCGTATGAATTTCAGAAAGAATTTGTACGCATACTCCACAATTCTCGCCGGATTCAAGTCCTCAAATCTAGGCAGATCGGCATATCGGAAGTTATCTGTAATTATCTATTAAACAGGGCATTAACAGAACCCGGCTTTACTGCCGTAATTGTCTCAAAAACAGGCAAGGACTCCGAGGAGCTAGCTATACGGGTCCGCTTCATGGCGGAATCCCTCCAAGGTGAGTCATTAACATGGCTATCGGATAGCACTAAGCGGCTATCCTGGAAAGGGCGAGGCACTCTACATTTCTTAGCTCCTACAGGTCGGGGCGTTCGTGGTATCCCAGCCTGTTCTGTACTCTTCCTCGACGAAGCCGCCTTTATCGACGGAGTAAAAGATTTATATCAAGGAGCCAGCCCTTCACTGATGAAGTTAGGCAAAGCCGGGAAAGTGATCATAGTCTCTACTCCAGACATGGAGTCAGACTGGTTCGGCGAAATGTGGACAACGGGCCTCCCCTCCGACTGGTATGACTATGTAGAACGTCGTGATCTAATAGGCCTTCAAGCCCTTCTAAACAAAGCCGGGGAAGCGGACGGATGGGCACGGGTAGCGCTTCATTACTCAATGCACCCACAGTATGGTGCAGATCCTACCTGGCCAGCAACTTATAGAAAACAAGAGAAGCTAACACTAAACCAATGGGCGGCGGAATTTGAGCTTAAATTCGGTGCTACCGCATCTGCCATATATGACAGCCTGTTAGTCAAAAAATGTGCTAAAGGTTCCTTCGATGAATGCGGTATGGCAAACCGCATCTACTCCATGGGAGTGGATCCCAACGGAGGAGGTAATGACTACTTCACCGCTGTAGTGCTTGACGTAACCTCTAAACCACGGCGCGTGGCAGCCATGTATCGGGAACACTACAAATCCTCCCCGTACAGCTTAGCCAAAGTAAAAGAGTTGATAGAGAATTTTCTACCTTCTAAAATCATAGTAGAGAAGAACTCCATGGGCATTGTCATAGCGGAGGCGCTTGCACTGCAATCCATGGGGACTGAAATAGAGCTAGTCTATATGTCTGATCCCATCAAAAACGCAATAACCGACAGAACTCTCTTTATGATGGAGGATGATGACCTAATATTCCCTGATGGGATCATTGCTGCTGAGCATCGAGCATTCCGCCGGGATGACCACGGAAAGCGGGGGGCAGGGGGGTCGGCCCACGATGACACGGTGATGGGTGTGGCTCTGGCAGCCATGGCGGCCCCCGGATCCGTCGATCTCCTGGGCTTCCTCAAGGCGGCCTGAGCGCGTGCTACGCGAAAAATGTACATATATTGCTGGATTTCTTAAAAAACCCTGGACTCTATGAAAATACCCCCAACTCTCTTAAAAACCCCTGGACTCTATGAAAAAAGCTCCATCTCTATGAAAAACCACCCCTCATCTCTATTAAAAAACCTCCATCTCTATGAAAAGACCCTCATCTCTTGTCGCCCCCCGAGGCCGTCGCTACACTGAAAGCAGGCAGGACCGCGCTTGAAATCAGTATCTCCCGAAGCTCCCGATAATTCCGTCGCTATCGGCAATCGTAGCGATGCTGATGGCATGCGTACAGATGGAGCTTTAGTCAATGCCTTTACAGGCATGGGAATAGCAGGTAAAGACCGAAGCCAATCAACAAGCATACGGACTAGCTATCTACTCTCTCATCCAGAACTCGAAGCTCTTTACTCCGTAGGACTACCCCGGCGTTTTGTCGATTCTATTGCCGATGAAGTTCTCAAACATCGTGTCACAATTAAACTAGGAGGCCGGAAAGCTTCCCAAGAGATTGACCAGATCACAGATTTTGAAGCCTACCTTAAACAGTTGAAATTCCACCGGGTGTATGCCGAAGCTGTCCGCCTTCAACGCCTCTACGGCGGATCGGTCATTGTCGCTCTAGTTGATGATGGCAACGAAGACCCGGAAACACCTGTAAACTACGACCGCATTCGTGGTATTCGTGGGCTGTGTGCGTTATCACGCCACGAAATATTTCCCATGGACGTGTCCGTTATGGACTACTCCAAACCCGAGATGTACAGAATTACTACTAATCAAAAATTAGACGAGAACCAGAAAAGCCCTGTAACAAATATGCGTATCCATCACACTAGAGTTAGCCGCTTTGATGGACTGTACCTACCCTGGCGACAGCGCCAACAACAACAAGGCTGGGGCCAAGCACCATTACAAGTAGTATGGGATTCATGGAAACTGTATGAAACGTCCATTAGAGGATTATCTTCTAGTGTTACAGACTCTTCTTTGTTTTGGCATAAAGTGCCAGGGTTAATGGAGATGGTGAGAGCCGGTAACGCTAATCAGGTGATGAAACGCATGGAAATAAACAACATGTCTAGATCCTCCTATGGAGGATTCTTAATAGACGCGAATGAAGAGATAGGCTTTGCTGAAAGATCCCTCAGTAACATGGCGCAAGCCACCGCACCTTTTGCTGAGTACATGCAGGCTACTACTGGTTGGCCTGCGTCAATTCTAATGGGCACCAGTCCTGGCGGCCTCGGGAAAGAAGGGCGGTTTGAAGAGCGAGTATGGGCCTCTCTAGTAGAGGACTGGCAGACTGTCTATTGCCAAGACCCTATTTCCGATATTTTTGAGCTTTTCATGCGGGCCAAGGACAGTCCCATGCGGGGCACCCCACCAGAATCGTGGGAAATTTCGTTCCCCTCGGTGTTCGTTGAGACCGCCACGGAGAAGCTCGCTGTACAGAAGTCCAGAGCTGAAATAGACAATATTTATGCAGCATTAAGAGTGCTAAGTCCTATAGAAATTAGAAATAATCGCTACGGCTCAGCGGAATACAGTATTGAGACTGTGCTGGACGAGAACGTATCTGCCCAGCTACAAATGCAAGAGGATAGCATGTTTGAGAACAATATGAATCAGTTACAAGCACAAGCATTCCAGGCGCAGGGTTTAGGACCAGACGGCCAGCCGATTCCCCCCGAGGGCGGCGAGGTCCCTGGCCAGTCTCAACCTGCGTCTCAAGAGTCTCAACCGGCGAAGCCCGCGCCCAAGACCGACAGCTACGAGGCTCTGGGCTTGACCATCGACGTGATCAAGCATCAAGACGGCGCCAGCCTGGGCTATCCGGTGGGGACCACTACCCGGAACGACGCAACAGGCCCGGATATTGGCGGCCTGGTGTTGCTCGGGCCCAGCCGATCCCGGCGCTATGCCCTGCTCAACTCCACCATTAAGCTCGATGGGGCGATCCTCCCTGGCCCGCAGGTTACTGGCTATGCCTCGCTCCGGGCTGCTAGGAAAGGCTTAGCGGCTTTTCTACCCGAGCAGACGATCTTCACGCTCAAGCCCGCCCCCGAGGACGTTAAATGACCAACATTCGTACGGCTACTTTCCTGATTACTCAATCGAGGATCGACGCTAAGACTCGAAACACCATTGCGTGTAAGCCGCCTAATCGGCGTTGTGGATCTCGCTGCATTCCTCCTGAATGGGATTGCCGGCTAAAGGGGGAAGGCGGTGATGGACATTTAAAAGCTGCGGGAAGAGGTAGTGATCCATTAGCTGCACTCGCCAGCACACAAAGAGGGCTCGGTCGCCTTAGAAAAGGCATAACTACTGGTAACTTCTCAGAATTAGAAGGCGGTAGAAAAGCCGTCATTCGCGGTGCTGTTAAAGCATCCCCTCAAGATCTTAAGAAGAAAAAAGAACTACAAGCTGCTCTAGTTCAAGGGTCTATAGGCATCGGTGTAGCTCTTGCCGTACTCGGGGGAGGAGTTCGTGCCCACGGCATCTTAAGCAATATCCGCAGCTACAGGGAAGGTATTGGTAAAAACATTGATGACAGTGTAAGTAATGCACTGCATTCGGTGCTAGATCTACATCCGGCGCGTGCGCGTACCAAAACTGAAGCTCGTAATGCTGTCGCTGAATTAGTGCGCCGTCGCAATGGCGTAGGAGCAGTAGCTGGTAGAAACTACGGATTACCCGATACTTCTGATATTCTTAAAACCAGTCCTTTAGACTATTCCCCATTTTCGGCTGTCGGCCAGCGGGTTAAAAATGTAAGTCCTAGCGCCTACACAGACTTTGGTGAGTGGCATAAAGCCTCATACAAAGCGATGTGGAGCACGCCACGCTTGAAAGAGCAGCAAATCTATAGAGTCGGTGACGGTTATCAATTCGCGACGCTCTCGGGGGAGGATTTCCTCAGAACTCATTACAAGGTGACTGGCGGGGCTGAAGTGTCAGGCGTGAAGCTGGTGCAGCAGATCGCAGATCAATTGGATGCTGAGCATAAAACGTTGACTAATTACGCGAAAGACCGGGGCTTTAACCTAGGTAAATTAGAAGATCGCCATAGCTTAGCTAACACGCTGCTCGATGCTCAACAGCTAACCCCAGCAGCCAGAGAACAAGCCCGTAGCCAGCTCCTAGGTACGCTGCACCCCAATTTCCGAGCAATTGGCACAGCAAGAACTATCTATGGTAAGACAATCTCAAGCTATGATACTTTCTACGAGTCTATTATTAACTCTTTACCTAAAGTCTATGGGCCAACAGGCTTAAGGAAATCCGTACCTCTAGACCAATACCCAGTAATGCAGAACGCGATGCAGGGGCATGCGGAGTTCTTTGCTACGCGGCTCTACCCTACAGCAGGTAGGCAGGCGGTTAAAGGCCCATACTCTGCGGATCTAGTTAACCAGCATTATTTCCAAACTAATGGCTTTCCCGCCAGTGTCAATACGATATGGTCTGCCCCGAGCCTGACTATCCAAAAGGCTGCCTCAGAGCACGCAGGTAGGCCGATCAAAGACCCTTCCGAAGCTTTGACAATACTCAGGGGGACCGGTGCATTCGAAGGGCTTCAAATAAGACCCCCTAATGAGCTAAACACACGTACCGGTAGAGCTATTCCGCCGATACCTCCGATGAACCGTCCTCGACGGGCTAGGGAGAGTTTCAAATTTACTAATGTAGAGGAGCAGCAGTCTTATCTAGACGTGCTTAAAGCCCTAATGGATAGGACATTGCCTAATGGCAAGCCTTTATATAAAAACCAGAAGTCAGCGGAGGCGGCTGCCCGCGTAGTAATCCAGCGCCGCCGCATGGAAGCAAGAAAGCCCCCCGAGCGCGGTGATGCTTATTTCCAGGCTTTCGCTGCGACTATTAGGCAGGACAAGCGCTGCGGTAAATCCGGTATTCCTGATAATAGGAACTGCTCTAAGAAAACATTGGCCGCTCAAGCCGCTTCTGGCGGAGGTGGGCAATCTGCAGCAATCCCAAAAGATAAGGACAATACTCTCCGTAATGTGGCTATCGGTGCTGGAGCAGTGGCTGCCACAGCCGTAGGGCTCGCACTCGGGGTGAAATCTCAGCAGGTATTCGCCTATAGGAGAAATGTGTCCAGATCTGCTATAGACGCCGAGGCTATGGCTAAGGATATGGTGCGCGAGTTTAACGAAAAAGCGGCGAAGCGTTTAGGTAAGGATGTCAAAGACGTTACTCCGTTTGAAGCATCTACTTACAACTTCAAAGATAAAGGATATGATACTGGGTTTAGTGGTATGGACAATACCCCAGCATTTTACGGGCAAACACAGAATAGCAAAGGCGCAGTGGTCATGCTTTCTTATGCAGACGATGGTACTTTTACTAAGCGTGGTCAAGGTAGTCATTTGATGGCTGAAGGTGGAGCTTTTCGGGAGATCTGGGGCGAGCATGATATACTCCCTTTTGCTAACAAAATCTCCCAACCTATTAAGCAAGGTGCCGACGATCTAGACATGAAGACGCGGAAAGCCCGCATAGGTATGCTCCCTAAAGTAGCTCAGAAGCCGGTTACTATGGGTATAGAGATGAAGAATGCGTTTAAGCAGATGGATTATTTGCGAGGTAATATAGAAACTCGTGGGTTTAATCCTGATGCAGTACGTGCAGCAGCTTTTGTCGCAGCACAACGGCGGTTAACCGGCAAGCCTGTCCACATGCTAGCCTACAGCAATGGGGGAAATGTGGCGTCGGAAACATTAGCTATTCTAGCCGAAATGGGTTATAGAGATGTCAAAGTTGTTAATGTAGCAGGCCCCACTTTCGGGGTGTTTAATCATACAGATGAGAATATGCGAACATGGGTCAGCAAAGGAGATGTGTTTTACGCAACTATGGGTAAACGTGCGTTCGCTAGCAGTCCGGTGCGCATGTTACAGAATAATAATATTCCTCATGGACTTAGCGAAAAAATTGATCCTAATAACCCAGAGTTTGGGGCTAACTGGAGAAAATACTTTAAGGCTGGTGATAGTTATTTATTAGATAAGCAGTTACAGAAAGAGGCACACAGTTATTTAACAGTGGACCGTGCCCGCTCAAAGGAGTTGACTAATGAAATGGTATGGCGTATAGCCAGCGATAAACCAATAGAGGGTGATCTACAAGTTTTATTTGGTAATAAAAGTAGAGATGTTAAAAGTCGGTATATCAAAGCTCTTAGCACAAATAAGCAGCAAGCACTACTTCAACTACGCTCAGAAATTGAAGATCGTATGATTGATGTATGGTACGGAGGTTACGATCCTAACAAGGTAAAGCGTAGTAGTAAATCCCTGCGAGCTGAAGTACAGCAGAATGCCACCGGAGCTAAGACAGTTCCCCCCGAGCCCGCCACTTCCTCTAACTAAAGTGCCACACCCAATCAAAATGCAAATACGCTGGCCAAAGGTGTTGACTGTTCCTGTCGTAGCCACAGTTATATTCGGCGTAGGTTTTCTAATCCGTTGCGAACATTCCCCCACCCTGCCTGGTGGGTGGCCTAGCTGTTGGATTGTCAGTGGCTCTATTATGGGAGTTCCTTTTATGAAAAGTATGGCTGAGAAGGCTGGCTTCGTGAATGGTTTTAATACATATAACCCAGCTCTTCGCAAACCTCGTGAGGAGGACGAGGTCACTTAATCACACATCCACCTCTCCCTTTTTCTCTCTTTATCCTTAATTATCGTCATGATCATCAGTCAAGAGTGGAAAACAACAGTCCACGCACTCAACCTCTCCCAGCCTGACGCTTCTACATGTCAGTCCGCCTGCATTGCGATGGCGGTAGGTGATAAAGACGTGCTAGGTGTTCGTCGTAAATTGAACCGCCTGCCTGGTGCGGCGGGGGATACTACCAACATGGGCAAAGTAATTCGTGGTTATATCGGTGACCGGTATATCTACAACAACACCGCTTCGCTCAATGACATTGTTGGTTATCTAAAAGCTGGTGAGTTTCTCATCACTCACGGCTATTTCACCGGATCTGGGCATGTTATTGCTCTCGATGGTGTGAAACTGAAAGCGGACGCCACTTATGCCTTCAATGTCAAAGATCCTTGGTCGGAGTTCGACGGCCCTAGCTGGACCTATAACAACCCCAAGTCCACATTCTACGACGGGTTTTATTCCGATAAAACCATCTATGCTGCGTGCATGCCCAGCGTGAGTGTTTGGGACGCTGCTCAATGGTACGATCGCCGACCTGATTACAACCTAAAGAGGGCCTGGGTGCATAGAATCTTGCCGGCTGTGCCTCAACGGTAACCTGAGGGGGAGAATCCCTATCTACCCAGGCCATGCCGATCCCCGCAGCATTCCTTAAAAAGGGTCGTAAAAAGGCCGCCGAGGGCAGCGCTGCGGGGAAAGGAATGGAGTCTTCGAAGATGGAGGAGGGAGAGTCCCCCGAGTACGGTGATGCCCCCCACGGGAAAGGTAAGAAGCCTTGTGCCGCTTGCATGAAGAAGGGTAAGAAGAGTGGCTCTTGTGGCTGCGCAGCTAAAGCAGCAATGGACGCTGTACTTACTCCTATGGAATATCTTGATGCTTGTGAACTTGGAATCAATAAACACAGTAAGAATTATATCCGTGGTGTGTTGAGTGTAAGAGAGGACAAGAAGTGCGGTGCTTCCGGCATTGCTGAAGGCAAAAAGTGTACTAAAGGCTTAGTCGGTACTGTAAAATCCTCCCTTGGTAATGAAAACGTCCAGACCGGCCTTAAAGTAGCCGCCGTTGCTGGTAGTATTGCTGCAGGTACAGTGGGTGCTATGAAATATCGAGGAATGCAGAAAAATGCTATGTCTAACCTAAGAGTTGCGAAAAACTTACGTGTGACTAGCCGCATGTCCAATCCTCGCCCTACCAATTCCGCTGGTGGCATTCCAGACCCATGGACAAATCAAGTTAGCAACTCACAAGCCAGTATGGCACGGTCTATGAATAACAAACAAGCTCGGGGGATGTTGTCTCAAGGCGCTATACCTCCATCTAAAGCGAGAGTACGGAAGGCGACAAAAGCTGCAGTATCTACAACAATGGCTAAAGCCCAAGCTGGGGTTGCTTCAACACGCCGCGCTGCGCGTAAAACCCAAATCGGGCTGATTAGGCAGAAGCGCAGGCTCTTTAGTGGTAACTGAGGTGGGACTACTCACACCTCTAACCATCCGCCTTGACAAATCCCCCGCTTGGCAGCGCAAGGAAGGCAAAAACCCCGAGGGCGGCCTTAACGCCGCAGGCATCGCCTCCTACCGCAAGCAACATCCAGGCTCGAAGCTCTCCCTCGCGGTAACGACCGACCCCTCCAAGCTCAAACCCGGATCAGCGAGAGCAGAAAGACGACGGAGGTTCTGTGCCCGCATGTCGGGAATGAAGCGTAAGCTAACCAGCGCGAAAACCGCTAATAACCAGGATTCACGGATCAATAAGTCGTTACGGAAATGGAATTGCAACTGACCGCAGCGCGGCTGCGCCTGGATAAGAAGTGCGGGAAATCCGGCATTGCAGCGAACAAGAAGTGTGGAAAAAGCGTAGCCCCTGCAAGCAGCTCAGGAGGTATCATAACCCCGAGAACAACCACCGCAGCCGTAGCTACAGGAGTCGTTCTTGTAGGAGTGCTCAACAGGAGAAGATGGACTCCTGCAATTGAACGTGCCTTCAAGGAAGCTATTGCATTATCAACTCCGCAAAATCTCCCCAAAGGTAGTAAGTTCCTAGCCAAAGGTTATGCCGGGGCCATTCACGTCTCCCCGGATCGTAAATCAGTCTTCAAGACAAACTTCAAGAAAACCCTTGTCGGGCGGCGACAGTTCCTGCGTGAAGTCACGCTGCAGGCCAAACTACACGATAAGGGCATCAACACTCCGAATGTCCTAGCTGTCGATTCGGCGCGATCTATAACTCAAATCGAGTACATGGACGGGTACAAGAACTTAACCAAAATCGTAGAAAGCGGAACCAAGCAGGAGAAGGCCCGCTACGCGAAGCAGTTTGTCTTAGAGATGTCGAAGCTGCATAAGGCCGGGTACGCACATGGAGACATGCACCTGGGTAATGTTATGGTCAAGGATGGCGATGTTAAATTGATCGACTGGGGCTACGCCAAGCCGATCAAATTCATGCCTACTTCAGGTCTACGCAATGATATGGACCACATTAACTACATGCTGAATAAACTAGATCCTATAGAACATAGGAAATTCTCTGATCTGATCAAGGAGACCGGGCTTACTAAAAACGCTCCCACACAGCAAGCCTACAACAAGTTCTGGGATAGGTACTTAGGTAATGCGCCCCGCCTGACAAGACGTGTGGGAAATCGGCTGCGATAGCCTTAATTATGTTTCACAATAAAGTAAGAATCAAACCCTTGCTAATGTCACCAGTTCCGGCTGATATTGATATTTACCATTCCGATCCGCATAAGTAGTTTCACAGGGATCCCCCTCAAAGAAAAGCAGTTGGCAGATACCCTCTTCGGCATAAATACGGCAATCAGCACCAGAAGAATTACTGAACTCCAGGGTTAGGTGCCCCTCCCATGCCGCTTCTGCCGGCGTGGTATTCACAATGATCCCCAACCGGGCGTAAGTGCTTTTCCCCAAGCAGATCACAGTGATATTCGGCGGCACCCGCAATTTCTCCAGAGCTACCCCGAGGCCGTAGGTATGCGCCGGCAGGATGAAGTAGCGCCCATCCTCGTCCTGATGGAGAGGGGCCGGCTCCAGGTTGGCGGGATTGGCCCGCTTGGGGTTCATCACCGTGCCAGGGACATGGCGGAAGGTCATAAATTCCTGAGCCGACAGCCGGATGTCATAGCCATAACTGCTAACACCAAAAGACAACACCGGCTTTACTTGTAGAATGCTATCCTCCCAGGTTTCAATGCGGCGCAACAGACATTCCTGATAGGGCTCGATCATCCCAGCGGCAGCTTGCTGTCCTATCCAGATGTCGTTCTTAAGCACAAGCTTTTTGGCGATTAGCTGCTAGTTTACGCCCCCGAGCGCGACGGTTGCGGCGTTTACGTCCAATAGTGGGGGAGGCGTTAACAAAGATAGGTAGATAGTTAGGTCTCGTATTGTGATAGACGCGATTCATTGCCGCCTTGGTGCGTTCAGATAATATAGACGCAAACTGCTTAGAATCGAGCAATATAGTGTCCAGTTTCTCCCTCATGTTAAAGTTCTCTACGATGCGCGTAACCGGCTCATTTAGTAGTTCAAGCATTTCATCAGCAGTCATGCCTGTAGTACTGCAAGCAGCATTTTGTATGTTTATCCCTAGGTCGTCCTTAAACATGGCAGTTTGAAAAATAAGAGCGTGGTTTAACTAGATTAAATGGCTGATCCGCCACTGGATTAAGTATCCAGAAAGGGTGTTCCACTACACGTAGAATTGCAGGATTGCAACCATAAATCTCGATAAGCTTCTCTCTAAATACTAAGATCCTAGTATTTAGATCCTCTAGGCTAGACCCACCAGCGGGTTCGTCCATGTACAACTCAAATGCTACAGTGGTTTGTACGGTTACAAAGTCTATCATGAGGAGTGGGGATATCATAACGCCTTAATCCTAGCACTGATTGGTTTTATTGATCTTACAATGGCCTTATATTCTGACCCATCAGGAGTCACTCCTGATGTGTGCTCAATATGAGCACGGTAAACAAAACTGAGTTCGCCATCTTCGCTGATCGCAATATGGTTTGAACTAATCGGAGGACAGACACTGTCGTATGACTGAAACTCGTTATTGGTTTTATTTCCTGCCTTGACCTCTAGCCGCCTTCCCCTAGCCCTGCGGGCGCGACGTTTACGCCCAATAGTAGGTGATGCGGCCTTGACCGATGAATAAAACAATGCTCGCAAGATGGCATTGCGCCGTTGGGCCTCTAAGTTCAGAGTACGCCCAAGCTCAATAAAACCTTTATTGGCCTGAGCGGCAGCATCATTAAAAGGCTGCATAATACCTTTTAACTGCGCCACATCGCCATTTAGCTTGACCAGAGTCTCTCTATCCATAAAACCCAAGACAAGTGTCCACGCAGGTGCCTCGCTAGAATAGCATACATACCACCGGTAATCATGCCCATAACCACCGCTTCACTAAGATTCGACAAAAAATGCGGTGCGTCAGGCATACCAGACAACAAGAAATGCTCCAAAAAGACCACTGCGCCCAGTTCTAATCCAACAATCACCCCGAGCCTGATCGGCAAAGTCGCCCTTGGGGCCGGGATCGCAGCCCTAGGCATCTCCGCCGCCCGCCGTTTCGTTCGCCGCGACCCCGATTGGAAGGGATTCACCGCCCCTGGTGAGGACTGGGATCGGATCGAAGCTGAGGCGCGGAAGCGCGGCAAACAGTGGGATGTCTTTGAAGATAACAAGAAAGCCAACGCAATTGCATGTGCAGCATCCAAGATTGATCACTGGATTAGAGAAGATGACTTTGTTCCGACTCCACGATGTCTAGGGGGCCAAGGTGCTTACGGTAATTATGTTGTCCACCCGTCTAATAAATACGGTATAAAATACTTAAAGAACAACGACCTCGGGGGGACACCTAATAAATTCCTGAGCGGCCCCACAGAAAGCTTACTCCCTGAAGGTGAGATACTAAGGCACGCTAACATCAATAATGTGCCATCCCCTCAGCTATACAAAGCTACTGACCGGGTATTGGTCATGGAGCACTTGAACAATTATTCCCCTTTATCTACGCATGGGGTAAGTTCTAGTATTTTCTCGCTTAAATACACCGCACCACTACAGTTAAAACGCCAAATGTTAGACCTCTATCGCTCTTTACACATTAGTGGTCTCGTACACAACGATGGGCACTTAAAAAACATAATGTTTAACCCAAAAACCAGAAGCCTTAAATTCATCGACTTCGGCCTAGCTGAGTTCGCTACAGAAAATCGAACTAGCGCCCGCGATTTCATCAACGAGCTTACTCAAGTACCACGCCGCGTAGGTTTATCAGAATACGCAGTAGAAACATTTGAAAGGCGTTGGGCTCCTCAATGGGATCCTCTAGAAAACGCGCTGCGCACTTATGAAACCGATCACGTAGACAAAGTTGTAAAAGGTTATTACAGAAGTTTAGAGACCGCTTTGTTAAAAAGCTACTAGGCTGATTACCCCTAAACGCCAGCCGTAAACTGGTGCATGAGCCTAGCAACAGCTACCCGATACGACTTCCTCTCGCTGCCTATCGTCGGCTGCAAGATCGACCCGGAGTCGGGATACCTCCAGGTCCGGGCCCGCACCGCCCGCACTGGCCTCCAGAAATATCGCCGCGCTGACGGCAGGGTCGAAACTGAGTACCGCCCGGAAGAGGAAGTAGGAAAGCCAGAAACCCTAGCATCCTTCGGGATGAAGCCAGTTACTTGGCGTCATCCTCCGCAGCTCCTTGATGCGGATAATACAAAGATGTATCAAATCGGGCATGCCGGCTCGCATGTCCACTTCAGCGACGGTTTTGTTGAAGTCGCGCTTCTTGTCACTGACCAAAAATCCATCGACAACATCCAACGTAAAGATTCTCCCGATCACGCTGTAGAAGTATCCGCCGGCTACCGAGTCGATTATGACCCTACCCCCGGTCAAACACCATCAGGCGAGTCCTATGACGGTGTCCAACGCAATATCCGCGTCAACCACATCGCCATTGTCCCTAAAGGACGTGCTGGCCCAGAAGTCAGGTTGCTGTTAGATCGAATGGATTCTACGGCAGCGGTATCTTTTGATCAAGCACTCCTCGATTCCCCCGAGCCCGTACCCCCCGCGAACCCCGTTATGGCCCGTATCAATCTCGATGGAGTCGATGTTGAGGTTGCCTCTGAATATGCTCCGCTGGTGCAAGCCTATGTGAGGGATTCCAGCAAGGCCCTTACTGAACTGCGCACTGCTAATTCCACTCTGCAGGAAAAGCTAAATACCCTGCAGAGTGATTTTTCCGACCTGGAGGCTGAGAAGGAGATCGCCGAAGGGCGGGCCGATGGGCTCCAGGCCACGATTGATGCCGGGGAACCCAGTGAGATTCACCTCGATGAAGACAACATCGACGCGGTTCTCGCTCAAATCCCAGCCTCCCGGTTGGACACCCTAGTAGCCGCCCGCCTCGACACTCTTCAACTCCTCGCACCCGCCTTTGAAGACGATTTCGTCTTCGACGGCATCGAGGCCGATGAGTTGTATGTCCAAGCATACGAAAACATCTTCGGTGAGGCCCCAGATGAGGAGATGGAAGTCGCCCAAATGAGGGGCCGGGTTGAGGGGGCCCTGGCCACGCTTGATGCCGAAGATCCCCCCGAGGCCGAACCAGCTCCCCGAACCGATGCTGCCGATTCCACCGGCAAGCTGCGCACGGCCCTTCGCGGGGTTCAACGGCGCGATGCTGCAGCATCCTCCGATAGCTACAAGCAAAAAACCAACAATAGTTGGCAGAAACCGCTGACTGCTTCTAAGAGGCGATGACTCTTGCTTTCTATTAAAGGCTAATCCCCTCTACTCACACCTCCGGCCATGCCTGTAACTTTCACCCCAACCACAGTAACCTCCCCTATCGGGGTTCAAGGTTCATACCCCCTGACTTCCGCTGGTGCCCATGAAGGGATGCTGGCCAATCTCAACTCTTACGACTCTTTCACCGGGATCAATCAGACCAGCGCGGCGCTGCCGTTTGGAGCCTTGGTGCAGGTAGATACAGCCGGCGGTCGAGACGATAACGCCATGACCCTCTCCACCGGGGTCACCGGCAACTTCGGCATCCTGGCGGATTCCTTCACATTCGAAGGGGTCACCTCCGGCAATGCCAGCTATCTATCGGCCGGGATCCCAGGGACCAACCTGGCCGCCGATGGCCGGCCTGGCTACCCCAACCGGAAGTCGCTCAACGTCATCCGCCGGGGCCAAATCTGGGTCTACGTCACCGAGGCCGTGGCCCTGACGGATGCTGTCAGGTTCTGGGATACCGACCACTCCGGCACCGTGGCCGGGGCATTCCTGGGAAGGTTCTGCAAAACAGCCTCCGGCACCCGGACGACCCTGTTCACCAACGGTGCCCGCTGGATCACCAAGACCACCGGGGCTGGCCTGGCTGTCTTGGAGATCGAGATGGCCGCCGCGACCTTCACCGCCGACACCTAATCCCTGACCATCACAGGTCCCCCACTACTTAACCCTCCCTCCTTCTATTTCCCCTCGCGAGAGGCTCTGACCATGTCCAACCAACGCCTCGACAACCACGGTTTCTTCCTCGCGAGGGAACTTGAGCATATCATCACTAGGGCTTTTGAAGTCGAGTATGCCGACATCAAATACGCTAGTGTACTCCCCATTAACAGCGAGGTGTCTAATGGGAAGGATTCCTACACATATAGGATCTACGACCAACAAGGCTCCATGCGGCGAATTGCCGATAAGGCAAAGGATCTCCCCCGCGCTGATGTGTTCCGTAAGGAAGTAACCCACAAGGTTGAATCCTACGGTTCCAGCTTTGGCTACACCGTCCAGGAGCTGCGAGCTGCGGCTGAAGTCCCCAACACAAACCTGGAGCAACGCCGCGCTAACGCTGTGCGTCGCGTCTATGAAGAAACTATGCAGCGCATTTCCTACTTCGGAGATCCTGCTGCCGGCCTTCGCGGCTTCTTCAACTCCGATCAACTCGACAAGATCGTACCTGATAAGTGGTTCGACACGTCCGGCATCACCGCCGATGAAGTTCTCGAACTCCTCAATGAACCGGTAACCCGGATCGTCGAGAACAGCAACATGAAAGAACAACCAGACACCATGTTGGTTCCGTACAATGTGTTCCGAAAGATCTCCACAATGAAGCTCGGGACGGCTTCGGACACCACTGTCATGGAGTTTTTCCTCGATACCAACGAGGTTATTAAGGACATTGAACCCATCAATGAGCTTACTGCCTCTAAATCCGGCGGGTTCTTGTCTAAAGACCGGATCATGACCTATGAGCGTAACCCGGACAAGCTGGAGATGCACCTCCCCCAGCCACTGGAGTTTTTCCCTCCTCAACTCCAGGGCCTGGAATATACCGTTCCCGCCCACGCCCGCCACGGTGGTGTGGCCATCTACTTCCCCCGATCCGTCATGGCGATGGACAAACCCTGATAAGCTACCAGCGGCCCCTACACAAATCTCCCCATGAGCCACGATCGAGTCAACATTTTCTACAGCCCTGCACTGGAGAACCCCCCTATGGATGGGTGTTCTATTACCTACACCACGATCTCTAAGGAAACGGAGGAATCCACTCGTGTGACTATCCGCGAAGGGATCAACAATATCCCCGAGGACGACTGGGAGAGTATCAAAGCAGGAACGCACGGACCCCATGCACTCCGTCTTTTGGATCTAGGCGCCCTCCGCGTCATGGAAAGCGATGAGGTCAAAGAAGTTCTAAGTGAAGCTGACCTTAAAGTTCCTGAGGATGTCTCCATTGCTAATCTCAAACTACCAGATGCAACCAAGGTCATTACAACTACTCATGATCTCCAGCGTCTAGCAGCCTGGCTGGAGCAAGACCAGCGCGTGCCTGTCCGCACTGCTATTCAAAAACGCATTGATACTTTAACCGGAGGCAGCTAAGCCGATGGCGCTGTTTGACGCTACCAGCCTCTGTGAGCGTTTCCCCGAGTTCGGGGAGCAGCCTGCTGGAGTAATCACCCCCATTATTGCGCAAGCTGAGCGCGAAACTCCAGCCTCAGTATGGGGAAACGGCGGTATGCGGATGGATGGGGTTGCCTATCTATCCGCACATCTTCTCGCATCTCGTATTAGTCAAATCGGGTCTCAAGTAGGAGCACCCTCGGGGGCAGCTCTAGGCGGAGGTCTTGATTCCACTCTTTATGGACAAGAGTATAAAAGACTTAGAGATTCTATTGCAGTAGTAGGGTTTACTGATAGCTACTATGATTTCTACGACTCATCGACTACACCTGACTCAATCACTCCGTCGCCCCAACCCACAGTAGGGACAGACCTTTCAGTAACTCTACGTGGGCCAGACGGCTTTAGGCTTACATCCAGTACCGGAGAGGATGCAGATGTTCCGCTGGCGACTGCTGAGCTGGCGGGGCTGCAGGCGCCCAGCAACCGGGCAAAGGCTGAAGCGGCGGTGCAAGCGGTTGCGCTGTCGGTTCCTAGCGGCTGGAGCACAAGCAGCACCACCACGGGCGGCAGCGTCACCCTCACGCTGGGCCTGCCGGCAGGGTTCAGCCTGCCGAGCAACACCAGCCAGACCAACTGGGATACGGCCTACTCAATGCGCGGGCAGTGGTCTGGCGGGGCTACCGGGCTCAATGCTGCCACTGGGCGCGTAAGCCTAGAGCTGGGTTCAGCGGCGCTGGCGTCGGCGGGGGACTTTGCCAGCTCTGCCCAGGGGGCCCTAGCCGCGACGGCGGTGCAGCCTCCAGGGCTGGCCTCAACGCTGGCCGCCTACCTGACCACAGTCAGCGCAGCCAGCAGCTATCAGCCTCTCTCCGCAAACCTGACGGCCCTGGCGGCAAACAACGCGGCCTATTACCTGGCCCGAAGCAACCACACCGGCACGCAGGCCCTGAGCACCATCAGCGGCCTAGGAACCGGTATTGCCAATGCCCTGGCGGTGAACGCCGGCGCCACGGGGGCCCCCGTGCTGTTTGACGGGGCAGGGGGCACTCCCTCCAGTCTGGGCCTGGTGAACGCCACTGGGCTCCCCCTGGCGACGGGGGTGTCTGGGCTGCTGTCGATCGCCAATGGCGGCACGGGAACGGCCACCCCTGGGCTGGTGGCAGGCACACACGTAAACATTACCGGCACCTGGCCCAACCAAACCATCAGCGTCACGGGCGGCCATGGTGGCCCTGATGGCGGCACTGTTACCAGTGTTGGGCTGAGCCTGCCGGCCCTGTTCAGTGTTACCGGGTCGCCCGTCACCACGGCGGGGACCCTGACCGCCACGCTGGCGGCCCAGGGTGCAAACTTGGTATGGGCTGGCCCTGCGACCGGCATGGCAGCAGCCCCGACGTTTCGATCTCTGGTGGCTAGCGATATTCCGACGATTTCGGCGGGCCAGGTTTCGGGCCTAGCCACGGTGGCCACATCTGGTGGCACAGGCGACCTTACGGAAACCGGCGGCAACCAATTCTTTGCCGCAGCCCGAGCGATTGGATCGGCACTAACGGGCTTTGTTGCTGAGGCGGGAACTGTTGCCGCCACAGATTCAATCCTTCAAGCAATTAACAAGATTGTCGGCAACATTGCTGGCCGGGCGCTTGCTGGGGCAATCGGCTCCAGCGGGCTGACCATGACGGCCGGCGTGCTAGGCCGCGAGAGCGGCACCGGGGCGCCGCAGGTCTATCCCCTGGGCTCTGGTTTGTCGATCGTTGCGGGCGCACTCACCGTCACTGCCACCGACAGTGGCTCTGACTACCTTGCCATTCTTGCAAGTTCTGAAGTTGCAGTAACTACAACAGCCACAGCAACAATAAGCAGGCAACATCTTATATCTGGGACAACTGCTGATTACACGGTAACTTTGCCAGCTGCAGCCGGTAACGCTGGCAAGTTTATATCATTTCGCATTAGTGACGCGGCGACTAGGAGATTTACAATTAGCGGCAATGCCTCTGAATTGATAAATGGTCAGAATAGGCGTATCATGTGGGCCGGTGAGTCTGCCGTGCTTTATTGCGACGGATCTGGATGGCTGAAGCTTTCTGGGGTGACCAAGCCTATGCAATGCCAGATCTCCTTGACATCAAACCAGACAATCTCGAATTTAACGATGACCGACGTGACGTTTTCTCGTGTTGATGTTGATAATACTGGGGCGATGGCAGATACGGCTAACTCCAGAATAATAAATTTTCGGCCTGGGCAGTACATTCTTATGGCGCATTTAATGTGGGACAATACTACTGGCTCGGCTACGCGATTGATTGGCCAGATTTTTAATTCAAATACATCTGTAGCTATAACGGCGCACGAGATGACTGCCTTTGCAGCTTCCTGCTACCCTTCATGCCAGCCCTACGCTTTGGTCGCTTTATTGGCAACATCAAGGATAAAGTTACAAGCGTACAAATCAGCTAACGTAACAAACGTTTATGGGCACCCCACTACTGATACCACTCAGCTAATGGCTATTGAGGTTCCGTCATGGTAGGAATTGCTGCAGCTATCGCCGCTCGTTTCCCGCATTCGGTGTCGCTTGTGGATTGGGGAGTTTTGTTTAATGGCACAGCCGATGAGATTTACCACTGGGATGCGGACGCCATGGGTTACCCTATGCCCAGCGAAGCCGACCTGGCCGAATGGATGGCCTTGCCGGCACCACCCGCCCCGCCGGACTGGATCGAATACCGGGAAGGACTGCGCGATCCGTGCTACGTCAGCATTGTTGCGGCAGCGCTTTCGTCAACTCCGGAAGCAAAGTATGGCGCGATGAACATATCTGCTGCGTTAAATTCGTTTCAAGATCGAGGAGATCACAAAGACTACTTAGATTGCATCGTGTGGATTCTGGGAGGCTCCACTCTGCCGGTAGCAGAAAAAAGTGACCTTGCGTCAGAGCTGCTGGCGCTGATTACTCGGTGTAATTTGCCGGGCCAGTTCATAACGGAATTGATCGAAGCGTTGGATTCGTTTTCTTCGCCATGATGCTGTTCCCCGCCGACCTCGCCCTTATGACCGCCTGGCACCTGGCGCTGTTCCCGGCTGCCTGGTATCTGGTGACGGCGGTGCCGTCCCTGCAGCGATGGATGCGGGGGAGGTTGCAGCCGTGAGCGGAGAGCAGCAACCATGAAACCCCAATGATAAAGAAAGCTCAATTAAGCAATGTCTGATTTGATACCATGCCCCCCAATACCCAAACTATTGCCGCCTACAGCCCTTGGAGTAACGCAATACTTGCATTCCAAGTACCCGGCACCACACTAACTATAAACACAGATACCGGCAACTATAACTACAACGAAGAGACAGTTGAATACATAGCCCATCTTGCTATTCAACCACCAAACTGGAAGTCATCTACAGGTACTGACCAAACCACTTACAACGTATCCGGGCGACTACTTTCCCCGAGCACGCTAGACCCACGCATCATAAACGGATCTCAAGCACTAGCCACCCTCAACGGTGTAGAAGGGCGTTTTGAGCTTGTATTTGACCTTAGCATGCACGCAGCTTCACGCCCAGACCTTAAGCAACTCATATCCGGCATATTCCGAGTAACCGGAGGTGGCTAATGATAGCCAACACCCGTTCAATCGCTGATGATTTTGAAGCGGCCCAAACAAAAACCATAGTCGAACTCGGGGAATGGTTTAATGAAAGATGTCGTCAAGAAATCGAATCCCCTGAATGGGCTTACCCAAGTAACCCGAAAATCCGAGATATTGTCTCTACAGGAAAGTTACGAGACAGCGCGGTACTACGCCTATTACCTACAGGAGGGTTTGAGATAACTTGGGAAGTTGACTACTCCACTGAAGTCCATGAAGGCGGAACTTCCCCCGAGGGCGTTCGTTTCCCCGGACGGCCCTGGACCCGAGACCCTATCGCGGAACTTCCCGCCATGTACGCTCAGTTATTGGCTAAAAATCTAAAAGCTGCGAAATCCTTATGACGCTACCCACCAGCACTTACGTGCCCGAACCCTCTGACATACGTTACCCGATAGAGAGGGTTGTGTTAGAATATTTTTTAACAGACAACATCACGCTTAAACCTGACAGCCAGTGGCCAGGCTACTACACGCTAAAAACTGGGCAGAAAATACCATGTATTTTTGCTGAAGGCAAAGATCAAGTACCGTCGTCCTGGAAACCTTCCGGCATTCAATGTATTATCGAGGAAGTCCCCGAACAAAGCGTTACCCCAGGTATAGGTCAGATAATTCTAGTATCTACCTGGAAAGTCATCTTCACCAATTACGGATTCGACGACACCACTAGACAAACAGTGACCCTTAAAGAAGTCCAATCCCGTATGGCAAGGCTTTTTCCCACAGCTAACCTTCGGTATAACTCCGGGTCTGACGTGGCCCTGGAAGCTCTGACCGTCCGTTTTCGCGGCACTTCCCTCAATTCGATCCTCCGCCCTTTCTAAAGGTTTAAGTCATGCCATTCACCTACGCCGTGGGCCAGAGCTTTCACAATGCAAATGAAACTATTGTTCGGTGTGTCGCTCTAGCACCAGGCGCACGTTATTTCGGTACTCGTGACAATGCCGGCTTTGTAACCCTGCCAACCCTAGATACTGGTGTCTCTTACACAGAGATTCAGGGGATCCAGAACCTCAACTGGTCAAAATCCGATAAAGACCAAAAATTCCGCCTGATCGGCGACGGTGGGTGGGAAGACAGCCGAAAGACCGGTGCTGGCTGGCAAGCCTCCATCACATCCTTCCTTATGAAGGACATGGAGTTCTCCGCAGGTTCTAATGTCCCATCCTTCCGTGGTGCCTACGAAGAAGGCTACCGAATTATCGAACTAGCCTCTCAGACAGCCGACAGTGAAATCTACCTGGAGATCTTGCAAGATCTCGGCCAAGCCAATGGTACTACCGGCAACTACATCTACAGCTTTACTGGGGTTAATTGTTCTGTCCAGAACCTCAAACCAGGGGTAGATCCGCAGAACCTGACGAACCTCACATACGACCTTATTGGTCGAGGCGAAGTCATCAGCGGTCTTTACGATGCAGGCTCTACACCGTTGAGCTACGGGTCGCTGCAGACCGGCCTGTTGCAGACATTTAACGCCACTTTGTCAACTGGCACTCGTAGGTACGCTCCGGTCCCTGCCGACAATGCCACGGCCATTGTGGTCTCAGCTCCACTGACGGTGACGTTCACCTCCAACGGCACCCTGGCCCTGACCCAAACCAGCCTGGGGCAGGCCGATGGATCCGGGTTCCGCCTGGAGCTGGCCTCTACGGGTGTCCAGATCCCAGCCACCGTGGCCTTCAACTCCACCACGGCAGTGGCCACCATCACGCCCACTACATCCCTGCCTGCCGCCACAAATTTCAAATTCATCATGCGCGACGGCGCCGTGACCCAGGCTGTGGACAGCAACGGTGCTGCCAGTGCTACCGGCACCAGGCGGGCCTTGGGTGGGTTCTCCACCAGCTTCCGCACGGCTTGATCGAGGCGGCCCCGCCGCTTCTCCGCCCCCGACCTCGGGGGTTTTCCTTTGCTTTCCCTCTACCAATGTCGAAAGCAGTCGATTTGCTACTAGATCCGATTTGCACGATCTTCGCAGCTAACTGCGAGATCCTCCCCGAGGCCGTCAAGGTCGGAGCTATCTACTTAGAACCTCATTGTGTAGACCAGACTGTACACCTATCCTCTGAAGATGCTACTGTGGTAGTCGATCTACCCCTCGAATGGCTCAACTGCCAGAACGCCTTGGTTGCCTGGTCGGTTGAGCTTCCCCACCATCATGCTCAACTTCAACAAAGGACTACTGTTTCCGGCTGACGCCTATCATGAAATCGGCCCTTTCAGGTTCCCTATTCATAATGATTTAACTCCAGCAGAAGCTACTAAGATTTTAGCTATCGAAAAAGAATACTCGAAGGGTAGTTATGATTCGATGCGATTAGCTAAGAAAATCGCAATAGCTCGCAATATCACTAATCAGGAAGCGGTCGATCTACTACAGAACCTCAATACTGCAGACGACAGTAGTATTGTTTTTGATTACATTGACGAAATCGAAGAGCTTAATAACTCACAGGAAAACACGACCGCTAAGCTACAAGCCTATGCTCTAATGTTACTCCAATACCGGGGAGAAGTTAAGAATCCAGACACTGCCGAATGGGAATCGACAGAAAAATGGGAACTGGAGGAAACAAATATTATCCCAATCAAAGTCCTTACTAGCATGCTGGAATTTGTACTATGGGAGCGTGATGGCTGGCCTAAATCCGAAGGTACTGAGGGAAACGAAAAAACAACGAAAACCCGCGCACAGCCGAAGGCGACCTAGACATAGACGCCGTCCTGAGTTCTTACGAGAAACTCTGGAGTGAGCCAGAGTTCGACTGGGGGGAAATATACATCCGCTTTCGCAATTCCTGCTTAGCGGATGACTTCCCTGCGCACCGCTTTATCAGAACCCCGATAAAGCTTATTGAAGCTTTGATGAAGAAATTAGATGAGATAGAACATCGAGAAGCTAACATAGCAGCGGCTACCACGGCACAGCTAGCTAGTATCGTTCATTTTATAGGCATGCGAAGCATTAACCCTGAAGCGAAGACAGAGTTCAAGAACCCTAATTTATTCTTGCCTTTCCCTGATGCCATTAGTTCTTCCGGGGTGTCTGCCGAAGAAAGCAAACTCCAGATAACCGAAAATACTAAACATGTGTTAAACCGCCTAGTACAAGAACGTCGCATCCCAGTACATGTGTATATGAGGATGAGCCGCCCCCCGAGCCCGTCTGGGCCCCCGCGATAAACTCGTTTATGAGGTCTACCGACAAAAGCCGTGGCTGATTATACAATTAGAATCGAGAGTGAATCCAGCGCAACGCATAAGGATATTGATAGTATAGATAGAAAGTTAAAAAATTTACAAACCCCGATTAAAGTTAATATTCAGTTTCCGAGTTTAAGCGAAACAGTCAAGGGTATCCAAGATGTAGGTAAAGCTCTACAAATAACCTACGGCATCGCCAGGAACGTAGTTCCGGCTCTGATGGATATTGAATCCATTGGGATATCTCTAGGGAACACTTTTAGAACAACCGCAAAAGCCGCGCTTTTGCTCAGCCAGGCTACTCCAGGCAAAACCTTAGCAGTTAGTCTCCAAGGAGCATTATTAGCATCTGACACTCTTATTAGTAGTCTAGCCCGCCTAGGCTTTACTATATTCGGTATTACTCAAAGTGTCAACATATTAAAATCCGCTTACGGCGGGATGTTCGCGGAAACCATAGGTAGAGAAGTCAGATTACAGCAAGTAATGCTGCAAACTCAGACTACCATAGCTGCCACAAATAAGGTTCTTCGGAATGGGGTTGAGCTAACTAATCCGTTAGACAGCGTGCTTGCGCTCAAAGGGCCTATTCAAAAAGCTATTGAAGATATTCGTAGAGAATCACTAAACATAGCAGGGACCACCTCTGAAGCAATTATTCAAGTATTCGGCACAGTATCTAGCCAGATTGGCCAGGTGGGCGGTTCAATCGAAGATGCTAAAAAACTCGCCCTTAGCTTTAGCGCAGCTCTAGGGACTATTGGCATGAGTGATCCTGGACTAGCAGTCCAAGAAGTCGGCTCGATGCTCCGTGGGGACATTGACAACAACTCAATCCTAGCCCGTTCCCTAGGAATTACAAACAAAGACATCCAAAAAGCGAAGCAGACAGGAGATTTAGTAGAGTTTATTACAAAGAAACTAGCGGCGTTCACCGCCGGCCAAAAGATTCAAGCGCAGGGCTTTGCTGGGATCACCTCCAACATCCAAGAAATCCAGCAGGAAATGGGCCGCGCACTCGGGGCACCCATGTTGCAGCCCTTGCTCGATGGCCTGGGGGAGGTCTACCGGCGCATGTCTCTGGTCGTCAAACCGACTATGCAGATCGCAGATGGTCTGGGCCGAGCTGGGGCCGCCCTTGGTCAAGGGCTGGTCGGGGGAGCAATGGCCGCCCCGAGCCTGCAGAAATTCGATGACAACTCGCAAAAGAGGGTATTCGATGATGTTAATAAAGCTACAACGGATTTGTTTCTGCGAGTTCAACAAGAGATTGAGAAACTACGGCCTACTATTGCCAAGTTTACAGATGAGATGATTAAGGCGTTTGTAATGGTTGGTTCAGGACTGAAAGAACTGTTTGAAGGATTCGCAAGCTTTAGATTCGAGCAATTAAAAATTCTTGTAAACTCGTTCACTAACTTGGCTACTGTACTTAACGCCACAGTAATTCCTGCAGTTTCTACGCTGCTAACTCTTTATGGGAAGCTAATAGAACAGCCCTTATTTCAGTATCTTAGTCAGCTAACCGCACAGTTCGCGGTACTGGAAAAGATAGGTGTAAATGGTATGATTAGAATTGGGATGACTGTCCCATCAGTAATCCAGAGTCTTGTAGCCTTTAAGCGAGGGTTTGACAGTGTTATAGCAGCCATAGGGGCAGGTCTAGCAAAAGTTGGCACTTGGGTCAGTTCAGCTATAGCAGCTATAGCCCAAGGACTTGGATTTACGCTTACTAAAATACTAGAGTTAGGGACTTTAGTAATAGCCACTGCGATCAGGATAGGAGCTTTAGTATCTCAAACTATAAGCACAGTGTTGATTAGCATATCCTCGTTTTTTGCAAGGATATTCCCACAATTTGCTAAACTGCAGATAATTATTCTTGAAGTAGCTGCTACTTTTAGAAATATAGGACGAGGGGCAAACCAAGCAGCTACTGATGTAGAAATAGAATCTATTAGAATGGCTATTGCTTTAGAGAAACTTAAATTCAGTGCTGTTGATGTTGGGAACGCGGCAAAGAAAGGAGCAGAGAACGTCGGTAATGGTATAAAAACTCTAGGCAGTTCAATAGGCGGTTTTATAGGAACTCAACTACTAGGCTTTTTCAAGTTTTTAGCTATAATGACACTTGTTCAAGTAGCGGTTACCATTGCAGTAGACCTTTTTGGGCGCTTCCAGCGGCGAAATGACGAAATTGCATCTCAGACAAAAACAGAACTCGCGCTTAAGCGCTTAGCTACTGTCTATAAAGATGTTGGAGATAGTAGTTCATACGCAGCTAAAAAAGCAAAAGAGCTGGATGAGGCTACGGTAAATGGCAGATGGGATGAATTAACAAAGAAAATCCAAGAAACTAGCAAAGCCATAAATGATCTTAACTATGACATAGCCACTAGAGGTGTTAACTCCTGGCAAGAGTTAGGCATGGCTATTCTAAACTCTTTTACTCCTAATGCAGACTGGACAACGATGCAGGCGGAGAAAATGAAAGAGCTTGTAGAAGAGAAAGGCAAGCTAGAAGCAGAGCAGACTCGTATCGCTAATCAAAAAGATTTAGAACAGCAAGAGTCTAACATCCAAATCCTTAGCCAAAAGAAAATTGATATTAGTAAACAATTACGCGACCTTGAACGCGCACACGAGAATAATATGTTCCAACTGCGTCAACAGGCGTTACAAAAGACTGCAAATATTATCAGCTTAGAGGGTGACATTAGAATTAAAGCTGCGGAGCGGCTTAACACCAAACTCTTAGAAGGCCAAGAAGGGGTGCGCCGCAGTGTAACTCAAGGTATTAACGAATATCTTGCAACTAAGATGAGGGGAGAGAAAACGATTGAAGATAATCGCCGGCAGATGCAGATCGAAATCAATAGCATGGAGAAATCTATAGCTGATTATCGTTATGAGACGGAGAAGAACATCGCAGCTTTACGTCTAAAAATCGGAGATTACGAGAAGCAAGTCTCAGATTACAGAGTGAAGCAGGCTGCGTTGGAGCAGAAAGCCAGAGAAACCGGAAATTCTACAGGTGGTGGGGCTAGTCCAATGACCGCCCCAGGTGTCAGTTCTGGCTTCCGCGTTGGATCTTCCGGTAATTCTTCTGGACCCCATCTTGATATACGCGGACCTAACAAGCAGAAAGTAATTGAGGAAGCACTAGCCATAGTCTTATCCCTGCAAAAGTCAGGGGTAGAGTACATGGAACTACCGAATCTTGCTAAACTAGAGCCCGGTAATAAAAACATACTAAATCTTACTGATCAACGGGAACTAAGGAGGCGGTTAGCCGTTGAACAAGGTGCTCACGATTCAACAAGAAATCGTAGACCCGGACAAAGTCGTAATGCTATTGACATATCGTTACCAGCAGGGACATTGATCCCAATGCCTGCTAGTGCCCCGAGGTGGACAGATGGAGGTGGGGGTTATGTCGCTCAATCCCTTACTACTGGGAATCAATTCTTACATGGATTAGCCAGTTCTACAGCCACAGGGACAAGCATGGGGCCAACCATGGTCAGTGGGAGGGCTCCTGGCGAAAAAAGTACCCTCAATGGCAAGCCCGTCACTTGGAACGGCCAGGCGTGGGTAGGGACTGATGGGAAAGTCAGAGACACTCCCTCGGCAAAGCAAAACCTTGCACCCCCTACCGCCCCGGTAATACCAGATTTAGCTAAAATACAGAATACTCAAGCTTCCGAGCAGGAGAAGATCACTAGAAGCTTGGAAGCTCAAATGGGTAAAATAGAAGACCTTAAAGCACAGTTAATCAAAGCTGAAACAAAAGATGCGTTTGAGGCAATCCTAAAAAATGCACTGCCTATACAAAGCACTGAACAGTACACAATAGAACTCAATAATGCTAAGATTGCACTAGAAAATATTAAAAAAGCTGCTAGTCAAGTCTATAACCCTAAAGAGCTAGACTTAACTATTGATAATGCTCAGAAACTAGTAGCTCTGGAAAAAGTCAGAAAAGACACACTTTTATCTATAAACGAAAAACGTACTGCAGAAGGAGGTGTGTTAACTGAAACACAAAAAGCTGAACTTATTAAAAAGACAAATACTTATTACGCGGAGCAAGAAAAAATACTAAGAACTAACTTAAAGACACGTCAAGAAATTCTTGCTGTTACGTCTGAAACTACTCGCATAGAAAAAGTGCAAGCTGATGTGCGCGATATTGGGTATAACATAGAAAAAGCAAAGATCTCTATAGCTGGCCGTCTCAGAGGGCTTCGTATAAACCCAGACGATCTTCAAGGGCAACGGCTTAATAGCGCAGAAGAATCCATAGCCACCTATCGCTTGGACTATAAGAAAAATAATCCAGGTATGTCTGATAGTCAAGTAGAGAAAGAGATTGCAGCTTTTGCTGCAGCTACCCGCGCCGCTGCATTAGAACTGGCTATTCTTGATAAAGCCCTGAAAAAACAAAATGAGGCTTGGGCTAAAGGTACTGAGCTAGCCAAAGAATTTAGCGGAGGGTTCCGTAGTGTATTCAAATCTATTATATCTGGAGGTGATATAAAAGAAGCTACCAGCTCCTTTAGTCAATCTCTGACTGAGCGTGTCATGGAGCAGTTTATGGATATGTCCTTAAAGCCGATGGAAGACAATATGACCAAAATGTTTGCTAAGTTCTTTGGTGCTGATGTTTCCAACCCTACAGTAGACAACACTATAGCTACCCGTGAGAATACCGCAGCACTTTTGGCGATTGCAGCAAATCCTACAAACAACATTGTCCCCGGACCAAACTCCACCTTCGGTGGCCTAGACCCTAAAGGCTTCTCCCCCGAGGCCGGCTATTTCGACGCCTTCGCCCCCACGAGCGCAGGCTCTACAATCACAACCCTCAATACGGATCTAACCGGCCTGGGCGACACTATCAAAGACTTCGCCCCCGCTACCACCCAAGCAGCAACTGGTCTGCAGACCGTACTCGGGGGGATGGTTACTCTCGCGACCGGTGCGGCTACTATCTTCGGTGGCCTTTCCCAGATCGGCAAAGGTGGCACCCAGAATGTCCTCGCGGGCCTGGGTGGTGTTTTTGGCGGGTTCGGGGGGCTGCTCGGTGGCGGCGGGCTGGGCATCTTCGGCAAGACCTTCGGAGGCTTCCGCGCTTCTGGCGGCCCCGTCCTCCCCTCCAGTTCCTACATCGTCGGTGAACGGGGCCCTGAACTATTCAGCCCCTCGGGCCCCGGCTCGATCCTGCCTGCCGACGCCACCGCTGGGATGTTCAGCAACACCCGTGCGGCCCTGACCCCACTGGCTCCCCCCGCTCCCCCGAGGCCGATGTCCCTGCCCGGAGGTGCCATAGACATCCGCTACGAACCGCAGCCAATCAATGGTGTCGAGTATGTCACCGTGAAGGAGTTCCGGCAGGGCGTGCAAGAAGCCGCCAACCAGGGGCGCGACCTTGCCTATAGTGGTATGCAGCTCGACCCCAATGTCCGCAGAGCCCTAGGTCTAACCTAATGCGTAGATCCAGTTTTGCTGAATACATACGCTTCGTGGATAAAGCTGGCAACTATATCCCGGCTAGAGCATTTCAAAATTATTTTATCAACAAAGCCAGACTGTATGAAGGTACTTACTACACATTCGCCCCCTTTGGGGTTTCAGGATCATCATCCAAACGAGGTGGTGCCACATCATCCGGCGGATTAGTTACTGTACCTAACGAGCTAACAGTATCTTTATTTACCGAAGCCATCCTATCTGGTTGGTTAGTAGAAATACAAACTGTAATAATCACTACCGCCGAAGGTGTAGAGCCCACCGAAGGCACCACAGCATTAACACAGATATGGGCTTGTAGCGGAGGTCCCCAGAATGATCAAAAGTGTTCAATAAATCTCCGTAACCCCTTTGATGCTGTTGTACAACAAGTACCTAAAGGTGTTCTATCGTCCTACCGCGTGGGTAATCTACCCCCAACTGGTAATATTTTGTCGTCCTAAGCTAGAGCCTTAGACTGATTCATGACTTCTCCGAGTTACACCGGCTGGCACCCCTGGCTAGGACTACCTCACCGCATTGGTGCCGACCCCCGCAACGGTGAAGCCTGTTGCTGCCTGAGGATGGCCCAGATCATCATGGAGGAGATCGGGAGGGATCCCCCCGAGATCGACCCCCGATGGGAGAATTTGGCCCGAGAACGCCGCTGGACTGATCTATACGAAGAGTTCCAGCTCATTGCGATTAAAGCCGCTGTAGATGAAGAGCTATGGTCTCTAGTCCCATTACTAACTCCAGTGTCTTTCGGCATTGGGGTTGTAGTTCCTGATAAGTTATTGCTAGCCGTACATCACCGCCAAGGGCTCACGACAGTACCTCTACTACAGTTAAAAAGTCCGCTTTACTATAATTTGCGGTAATGGGGTACAAACCTTTACCTAGCGACGAGTACCTAGCAGAAATGCTGGGACTTACTCCAGCTCAAATGGAATGGTTTCAGCAAGAAATTGATAGCAAAGTTAAAATAGACCCTGGTGTACCGCAAGCAGGTCTTGAGACTTTAGCAATAGTATCTGCTGGACTGAGCATAGGATTTAACATAGCTGCAAGCTTTTTTAAGCCAAAACAAGGTGGAGGTAAAAATGGGGGCATTAAAACACAATCGCCAGATCCTGTAAACATCACAAGAAACCAGAAATTTGCCCCTAGAAGAGGTTTCGATAGCGTACAACAGCCAGCAATTCTTGGTACTACTACCCCAGTAATATACGCCAATCAGCTTTATATGCTGGCGCAGGCTTCACCCCCGAGGCCGGAAGGTCGCTATGGAGGAGTGAGGGTCAACATGCAATTACTCTGGAGCCAGATGCTCAGCTCCAGTGGCAGCCAGATATTAAAAGCTATTTTCATGCTCGGGGAAGGCAGGATTTGCTGTATAGATCCAAAGAGTTTCGCCGTAGGGGATAACACTTTAGGCACTTATGATTTAGACACCGCAGCCGCCCAAGCTGCAGGGAGGCTAACGCTATACTACGCTGGTAATGGAGGTAGATTAAGAAGCACTGATTATTTAGCTGGTAGATCCCCAAGCACTGATATAGGTAACGCCGAAAATACTGGAGGAGCCGATGTATTTTCAATTAGATCTGAAGGGAACGCATGGAGGCAAGATTCTTGCTTTACGGCCAAGCCATCTACTCAAACCACATTTGGAGTCTACAACATAATACCTAACAACTTAGGGTTGAGAATAAATCCTCGTATTCGTCCAACAATAAATCTATGGACTAAAAATAGAGAAAGTAAGAAAAAATATGAGGTTCGTGTAAATGACGATGCCGTAGCACTAGCTGATATGTGGAAATCTAGATACTGGTGGTCAGGGCGCAGTGGGATTATATCTACAAGCACTGGCAGCTCCGTGCTAAACGTTGGAGATACATTTGTGTATATGTTGTCGAAAACATCTGCAGCGACTACACAGATAAAATTTGAGGCTTCTAACACAAATAATCCATCTGAGGCCGAACCTGGAATTGCAAAATGCGCAGATATAGCTAATACAATAGCATCGCGTCAAATGAGTGCTGCTAATGCGCTATCCATAGGTGAGCTATATAAGGTAGGTTCTTGTCTAGCTGTTGTTACGGAAATATCACCATCAGACAAAGTGTTTAGTAGCGAAGTGGACAACTACCCGGTTAGAGGGGGGCAATCTGTATACTACACCTTTACAGTAGTCCGTAGCGGAATTATTACTATTATACCTTTGTCTAGAGTAGACAATGATGATACTGACAAAATAATATATCCTCCACAGTGGGCAAAAGCCACAAATACTAGACAGCAGAACCTAGCTAGTTATCCCAACGGCACTGACTATGATACCGCTACGAGCACTGCACAGATATTCCGCTGCGCTATAGCAAACATTCAGCTAAACCAGAGAGTAAAATGCTTTGAAATAGGAATAAAATCTGCAGTAGGCATTAGAGCTTCAGGTCTTTGTAATTTCAAAGATGCTAAAAGATTGGATGAGGTCAACTATATAGCCGGCTACAAATACCATGAAACTCTGCATGATCCAGACAAAGACATAGATACTCAAAACTTCCAATCAGGTCAGTTAAATGACACCGCAGAGAGATACTCATTTTGGAGGATGAGTATAGTCACTGAAGATGGTACTCGTGTTGTGCTGCCGGCGTCTATTGGTATTCGTAGTCAAAGCCAGCAAGCAATATATAATTACATACGTGTAGAGCAGCCAGTAGCAGCTACACCACAAATTGAGCTTGAGCCACTGACCGGCTGGGAAATACGCAATGGGCTGGCTGTAGCCCCCTTTATTGTATTAGACGGTAACATATCTTCATCTAATACTCTTAACTTAGGAGGTTATTTAATAACATGGTCTGGAACAGTAGTAGAAAATACATCCGATACATTTAGACTTCATTCTTGGGAACCTAACGAAGATTTAGGGTATAAGTGGACAGACACTGCAGGTAGAGACTCTATGCTTGATTGTTGGGGTAAGGTAGCTGAAGCTTTTGTGTACGAAGAGGTGCAGACTACCGCTGCTCAGGGTCCAGAACATGAAATAACCTATGTTAACGTCATAACCGCCAATGAAACAACACCTAAATATGACTTTTTAGCCATAGTCGGTGGTGTATTCCGTGCAGCGACTGAATGGAGCCAGTTTGCCCAATTCTCGGTTAGGGTTACCGGGGGACGTATGGTAAGGCGAGTTTTACATAGCAATAGTCCAGGTCCCAGTAATTTGCTACCAGACATAGGTTATGACCTATGTCGTAGCTCACGTTTAGGACTTGGTCAATCTGTAAGCGATAAACAGCTAGATCTAGAATCATTTTACAATACAGGCTTATGGCTAAAGAAGAGGCGATACTTTTTTGATGGTGTACTAACAGAAAAAGTTAATATACGCCAATGGCTAGCTGACATTGGCGGGACTATGTTAGTAGATATTACAGAGAAAAACGGTAGGTTAGCGATGGAGCCGGCGGTGGTCTTCCCCGAGGACGGGACCGGAAAACCTCCAATATCCGGGCTTTACACTGCAGGCAACATATTACCCAACTCGTTTTCGCTAACATTTATACCAGAAGAAGATAGACAACCTATCCAAGCATCAGGTAAATGGCGAGAAGAGCGTTCGCGGGCGTCATACACGAGAAATGGTGTATTTCCAGTTGAGCGAGAGGTACGATTGCGGGAGGCCGACCGGCCAGAATCTGACCCCATAGAGGTTTTCGATCTATCCGAATATTGTACCAATTTTGAACAATGTGTCGATGCGCTTTGCTATATTGTACGGCTTCGCCGGCTGATCACCCATTCTGTGCAGTTCAGTACCCGTCCTTCAGGGATACTTGGAGGCTTATACCCAGGAGCTTATATTCGTGTAGCTCTTGATTATACATATTATGATGCGTTCGCTAATGGTATTGTTTTGAATGATGGTACTCTTGTCACTACTCGTCCAGACCTTCTACCTGCAGGTAACCACACAGTTACATACTGGGATGGATTAAGCTCAGCCTTGTCGGAAGGAACTATTACCGTAGGGACTTACGGTAAAGCGAGCCCTGCTGGAATTATTTTTATGAAGAAAACAATCACCTCTCAAGTGCGTACTTACAAAGTCGATGAGGTATCTATAAATAGCAATAGAGATATTGATGTCAAAGCTACACATCATCCTACTGATAATGATGGATACTCTTTAATAACCAAAAACTGGACCACTTATGTAACTGACACTAATTGGATCATACAAAGAGGTTAGATAATGCCAGGTACTCCCGCTGATCTTGTAAGTCGTAATCTACTGATAGGTAGAACTGGACTATCGCTTACTTACACTAACGAAAGCTCTCTAAATAGCAGAAATCTTATAATATCAAGAAATTCCTCTGATGGGTTAATAGTCTCAAGAGCGTACCCACTAAGCTCCAGAGTGCTTACTCTAGAAAGAATCGCACACATAGGACGATTTACAAGTAAAACCCAAAGACATACTTCTCGTAACCTTGTTATAGATAGAGTCGTACTCGGGGGGACCTTGTCCGGGACTTTACTCTACCCTTCTGCAATTCCCACACAAGTACAGTTCAAACCACCTAAATACCCTGTAACTGAACACCCAACGCAGTCAGGTGAGGTAGAAGTACAGTTATGGTCAGATTCAAATACTAACGCTACGCTAACTCTTGACTATACAAATTTATCGGACACAGTAGCTGAACAAATTTTAGCTCTATGGGATGCTTTATATGGTACATATAAATCGCTGCGTATTCCTATAGCTACGTTAACTGGAGTAAACCAACAGCTAGCTGTATATATGTTAACTGGAGGTAAAAATTCACAATGGTTTTTTGCTGAAGTCCCTAAATGGGTCGGTAAGATTAAAGGATATGGCGATCTTAACGTCATATTAGTTTCACAGCCTGTAGTTGTGGCCAGTGAGATAGGAGGAAACTTTCCCTTTATACCTATAAATCCTATTAGTAACGATGAAGCTTTGTCTACTTTCTCTGATTGCGATTACGAAGGGCAGTCTCCAGATATGTCAGATTACACCTATGTTAGATGGGTTGGAACACAGTATCAAAGAAGTGGTTACGGGGGAACTGGCGGCGGCGGCCCTCCGACCACATTCGACGTTGTTAGCGGATGGTTACCACTACGCACCTCATTGGGAGTGCCAGTAACTTATGGGTTAGGGGGCATACAATTAGACGGCTCTCCGTACCTAAAGTACAGCGCCCAGTATTACTTAGGGCCTTGGTATTCTAACATAGATGTTTATGTAGAATCATATTATCAAAATGTCGGTATAGGCGGAAGTGCGGACGTATTTTACCTATATAGTAAGATACAAGGACAGCCCATAACAAGTGGAAACACTAACTATGGTATGGGTATTAACTTCAGTACCCCGGACACATTTGATTTAGCTAGATCTAGAGGTCGATGGGAGTTCGCTGATGCCTCCTATACAGTCCTAACAACATGGAGTGGCTACTCTCGCTTGCGGAGAGGCTCCACATAAATTATATGGCTATCCTCTACCCGGCTTACAAACCATCCAGTTACAGCTTTACTCCAGCCGTTTACAACGTCACTGCCCCGAAATTCCTTAATTCTACCTTCTCGCCTCGCCTAAACTCGTCTAAACCTAACGCTGCTGTTTTAACATTAAACTACACAAACATATCAGCCGCCAAAATACTGTCTATCTTCTCCGCCTGGGACTCTTCATACTCTGGGTTCTTTCCCCTGGCACTGCCCCCCGAGATCGTAGCTGGCATTAAATCTACGGATTTTGCAGGGCGGATAGTTGGACCTAAATCAACAGGTTGGCGTTTTTTAGCAGAACCTAAATTAAATAATTTAATAGCTGGAGTAGGTAGCATATCAGTAGAATTAGAAGGAGAATTTTACCAAATAAACAACAGCAGCACAGCTTTATTAAATACACCCGCATTACTTACTTCGCGCTCCCTTGCACTAGCTAGAATATCCCATGAAGGCGTATTTGTAGATAATCCCACACCGAACACAATGGTGTTTACGTCTAATAATCCTAATTTAAGGTATGTACCAGTGCCTAACAGTAGCGGTAACACAAGAGCTATACAATTAAACAATACTGGATCGGCAATGAATACCGGAGGGACACCTAACTTAAGAAATTGTATCTACACCAGATTAGTGTGTGATGCCCCTTTGGTATCCTGGCAGCCAGTAGGGCAAGAAGTAGCCGGAAATATAAATGAAAGTGCTTTTAATGACAACAATCCAATTGCGGCTAATACTATAAATTCTCAACGATTTGATTATTATTTCGGTACTGGTAATTCTGCAGGGGCTAATACTATAATATGGACAAACACACTCAATTTAATATTTGGTGCTTTCTATCTTGTAGGTCCTTACCCTATATGCGGATCAGCCAACACTGTTAATTTACTTAGTGTCAATAACACCGCTTCCGCACAATCAATAAGTACATCACCCTTGGGCCTAGCAGGTAGCCAAAACTCTATAAATAGTTCTACATATAATATAGTATTTGGGGCTTCAGGTATAACCGGTACACTACAATTCTACGCTTCCACAATTACCCAACAATCTCCTTATTACAGTCTAAATAGTGGGACTATTACTATAACAGTTAATATATAGTATTATTTAAGCCTCTACGCTATGCTATCATTACACCAGTCCATCGTGCATCCACTATTATGACAACCGCTCCCCAGTATTTCTTCAATTCCTACATAGCCGATCTTCACAATGGTATTCATAACATCGGCTCTAATACGCTAAAACTGGCCCTCTCCAACACGCTCCCTGTTGCTACAATAACCGACCTCGGGGGGATCACCCAGATAACTGCCGGGGGAGGCTACACTTTAGGAGGGTTTACCCTTACAGTAGCCTCCTCGACACAGAGTTCTGGTGTCTATAAAGCCCTGATCAACGATCTTACATTCTCCCCAACTGGCACCGTCAATACTTTCCAATATCCTGTCCTATACAACTCTTCAGTAGGCAACAAAGTCATCTGCTGGTGGGATTACGGCGTAGCCCAAAATCTAGTCTCCGGGGACACCTTCCTATTTGACTTCGACGGTACACTTGGGGGGCTTAGGGCCAGTTTCGCCGCATGATTCTTACTAGCACCACCGCAGGTCTATACTTTAATAACGTGCGGGTTGGCAAAGTCAAAAATATCGACTTAGACATAAGTCGAGAAGCCATGCGTACAACTACTATTGATCTTTTTGATAATACCTATATTGCTGGGTTACGTGATACTAAGGCTTCAGCTTTATTATTTTACGATCCTCAAGATCCTACAGTAGTCAACATCCTTGACACTATATATGCAGATACCCCAGAAATTCTACCAAACTTCAAATTTGTATGGGACATCAACACGAATAGATCATTAACATCAGATGCAGTTATAACTAATATTGGATTGTCAGCTACTTATGGGGAAGCTCAAGTGTGTAAACTCTCAGTTCAACTATCTGGTAAACCTACTGCTAAATCATTCTAATGTCACTTATCGGCAAAGACGGTATTATTCAACTAGCCCGATCCTACCCAGATCCCATAGTGCTCCCCCCGAGTGCGCTAGACATTGCTAATAGCCGATTTACTATTAACTCTACAGCATTTTGGCCTGGAGATGAAGTTATACTTATACACTCTGGAGGCACTAAGACCGGGTTTGTCTGGAGAGACACTCTGGACAGAATAACTTTGCATTCTACAGCCGTGGGTGCCCAAGATAATACTATATCTACCAGAATAAGTTTAAGTGGAATACCGTCCACAGCTACTATTTTATGCTTAAAAGGTACAACCAACGCTACATCGGTGTTAACCGCATTACATCCTAGCTTAACCAACATCACCACAGAAGTAACACTACTAGCATATCCTACAGCCAATAGTAGCTACATAGCAGCTAATACAGGGACAACTCTATGGAATATTCAAGGGCACATAAAAAAATGGAGCCTTAAGTTAGGTAGCAACACCACCGATACAGGATCGTTAGGAGAAAAATTCGGAGATTCCATTAAAGCTACTATATCAGGCTCTGGCACTTTTGATTTTTTAGTCGATTTTTTAGAAAACAGTAACAACACAAATGACATAGACATTATCCTTAGGATGGCTCTAATGGTAGAAAATGATGCTATAGCTCAAGCGAAACTATACTTAAAAAAACGCACAGCAGTTAAAACTGTTAATATCCAGGACACCACTGTAGCATATCTACCTGGAAGTGTGTATTATCAAACTTCAATGCTTTTAGTAGATACGAGTCTAGATACAAACCCTGATGATTTTATTAAAGGTTCTGTAAATTTTGTGACAACCGGCCCAGTGCGTCTATTCCGCGAATGAGGCTTGAAGGCAGCTTTACCCCCTCAGCTATGCTTTGACCTGAGCACACCGCGTTACCACTGTGGGCGAAATTGCAGTAGCACTTATCGGTGGAGTTTTTTTGCTGCTTGGTAAACGTGTAGAGGAGGGGGTGAAACGTAGAGAAGAGGTAAAGAAGAAAGAAAATGAGGCTAAGGCAGTAGAGCGCCGAGAAGAGTTAGCCTTTAGACAAACTAATGAGCTAAAATACACCAAACTATTTGAAGCATTCATTGAAGAGCGGCAGAACGCTGCAGTAGCCTTTGAGGGAATACATCAAAGTATAACTCGCATTGGTGATGAGCTTAAAGATATGAAAGAAGAAAATAGGGAATACCGTGTGAGTGTGTTTAACAGGATAGAAGACCTGGAGAAAAAAACGTCTCTCCACGATGGGCTACTAAGGAACCATCATGAAGAGAGTTGAGATCAAGAATATTCTAGTAGACCCATTCCGCTGAAGGGGTGCGCCCAGCACCGGGCACGAAGTGACCACCAGTCAGAATTGACAAACCGATGAATCCTGCTTTAGACCCATCACAGAGTTCGCCAGTCCATCTGGTACGAATCCAGTTGTAAAACTCATAAAAGCCGGCACCATTTGTAGGATACATGTATATCGTACTAGGATACACCAAGCTTACACCAATAGATCCACCCCAAGCAGCTCTTATGGTTTCGTAAAGATCCACCATCCGCATAATTGCGCCCTCTTCCCAAGAGCCGTTTACTGGCCTTTCTTCTGTATTCCATTGTACTACCTCCCCTACTGTTAGATTAGGAGACACTCTGCACATAAAGTTAGTCCAATCTATAGTAATACCTGGCTCAAACGGTAATGCTCCTGGAAAAGTCCGCCTCCAGGCTGAAGATCTGATTACGCGGCTACCCCCGTACCCCCCGAGTACGACATTTTGTTCTCCGCACTTCACCACATTACCTACTTTAACCACATCATAACACTCTCCCGTTTCTACTAATGCAGTTTTATCCGTAAGCCCTTCCTCCTCAGGATCCGCCATCTCCATCAACAATGTTGGATGCAGCGCAATTATAGTAAATAGCACCGCAGGCTTAACAGTTTCTTGCACCACAGGTACTTGCTTATCCATCTTTTGCACTGCCTTGTCTCCAGGAGTCGAAGCGTTCTGGGCAGCCATAGTAAACCGTTGATGTGACTTACACTATTCTATCTTATCTCGCGTGCATCTGTCAACAGACAAAAAAAAAAAGCCTAGGGCTTTTACGTCCCTAGGCTCATCACTTAGAAAAAGGGCAGCTCACGACCGCCCGATATTACCGAATTAGATTTCGGTGGTTTCCCCTCCAGCAGCCTCAGTAGCCTCCGGCGCTTCGGCAACAGCCTTCGGCTTCTTCTCGTACACCTTGAACGGCAACGGACTGCCCTCCACCCGCTGTGCCACATCAAGGACAATCTGCCCAGAAGCAGGATCGACAGTAATACTCAGAGTGTCACCAGGGCCGATACCAGCCTGTTTGGAGTAGATCGCACCAATCAGCACCGAGCCATTTTTATGGACAGTTGTCTCATTGGCAGCAGCACGACCTCGGGTCTCAGAATCGAACTTCACACCTTTGGCTTCAAGCACAGCGTCGGTGAACCGACCAAGATCAGCGACAATATCGCCTTTACGGGTCTTGCGTTCGTAACCGGCCATGCGAGCCAGCACCGAGCGGTTCTTGATTTCAGGGTTGTCCTTGACTAGGGCCAGGAGGTCACGGCCAGTAAGAAGAGTCACAGAGTTGAATTGGTTCAGACCTTAGTATTGTACGCCCTGGTGGGCCTTAACACAACCCCTGGAAGACGCAAAACTCAACTTGCTGTCAGCAGATCCTGGATGAACTGGTCACCAGCGACCGCAGCCCCGTCAGCAGCGAAGAGCGTAATATGCTGCAGCCGGCGCCTCAAGATCTGTTTAGTGACCTCCAGCGCGATACCCGCCTCCACCCAGGAGCTTTCTGACTGAGCTTCCCCGAGGGCGCAAGCTATTTCACGACGTAGCTGAGAGTTTTGGCTGGAAGCCACTGCAGTAGTGCGGCTATTATCACTCTAGCACCAATTACCACACTTTGTCACTATTTGGCATTCGCCCATGTGCTTCCAACTCCGACCTCAGCCAAGATTGGGACACGCTTACAAACGACAGCTCCGGCAGCCTCCATGGTGGATTTCAGCCTGTGCCGCCACTCATTGACCAGTTCATCCCTCACCTCCATAATCAATTCGTCATGGACCTGACTGAGTAAGCGAGCGTCTAAGTCAGAGGTTATTGCTAAAGTCTCCCAAAGCATAGCCATAGAGATCTTGCAGATGTCGCCAGCAGTGCCTTGAACAGGAGTATTCACTCTAGTTGTGTATTTGTCGTTAAAACCTATAAGAACACGCCTGCGGCCATACCTAGTAAATACGGCTTTTGAAGTACCTTGACCTTGCTCTTGCTGCCACTCATACAATCTGGGATAAGCTCTACGGAAACCAGTCACAATCTCTTCACATTCCGTCATAGCATATAAGATGCCATATTGTGCTAACGCTTGGCGCTGGAAAGTCTTAGCTCCAGCTCCATACAACAACCCAAAATTAGCAATTTTAGCTGAAGTCCTCATCTCTTTAGTGACATCCTCTAAAGCCACCTGTGCTATTAGAGAAGCAGTCTCAGTATGTAAATCCCTACCATCGGCATACGCCTGTAACATGCGTTCGTCACCACTAAGCTCCGCTGCTACCCGCAGTTCTATCTGACTAAAATCTGCGCATATCAGTTGATACCCAGGTTCTGCGATAAACAGCGCACGGAACGTTTTTTCTTTAGGTACTTGCTGTAAGTTAGGCTCACTAGCACTTAACCTCCCAGTATTAGTACCCATCTGCAAATATCTGCAATGTATTCGATCCCCATGAATTTTGGCAGCTTTTAGCAAAGTCTCTACACAAGAAACACGAGTATTAGCCGTGCTCCATGTCATGTATTGATCAATCAGCGGATACTCACTACGAAGGAAAGCTAAAAGAGTCTGATCTAGAGATACTTTTCCAGGCACCGAAGGTTTACCCACTACCGGTTTAGGCGGAGGCAAAATAATCCCAGCATCTGTAAATGCTCTAGCCATCTGCTGAGTGCTTCCAGGATTAAACCCAGCAAGCATTTTATTTGCACCTCTACCAACATTAGTTTTGCGCAAGTTCAAAGATCCGTCAGGATCCCTAGGTAGCCATTTGGACTCGTCCTCGGGGTGCCGCTGTTTTAGTTCCTCATCCAAAGCGGTCAAAAAAGTAGCTTTTAGTTCATCGGCTTTTACTTCAAGATCTGCTTTAAGTCTTGACGCTTGGGCCTTATCAAACTTAAACCCATACCATTGCATATACGCTATGGGCCGTAAAGCCTGCATTTCTAGCGTAAACACGTCAAACAGAGATGTAGATGACGAATTTAGAATTTTGCTTTCTTGTAGTTTGCTGGTTAGAGGTTCTACTAACAGTGGCAGAGCCCTAGCATCTTTAGCTGCATAACTCAACATCTCTGTTGTAATATCACCACCCCAGTCAGCTTTCTGTAACTCTTTAGGCATGTGTACTTTTAAGTAGCGAGCTACTATAGAACCTAAGTCGTTTTTATGGTCAGTACCGTTAGTAATTATTTTAGACGCTATCATAGTATCAAATATAGGACTCTTGATCAACACAGACTCTGCCCTTAAAAAATTCAAATCAAACGCGGCGTTCTGTAAAACCTTAGGTTGCCCCGCTTCTAACAGCACCTTCAGCTCTCTAAGTCCCGGCTTTCCCCAAGGGACTGCCCTAATTAAATTCCCATCAGGGTCTCTGGAACGCCAACCATCAAGATCTACAATAATACAATCTCCAGGAGAACCTAATTGAATAAGTCTAACTCGATCTTTAAATGGGTTCAATCCGGTGGTTTCTGTATCCACCCCTACCGCCCCGTTGTAAAGGGAAAAATCCCATAGACAGTCAGCTAACTGTTTACCTTGACTTGGTGAATTGAAAAAAGAGTGACTGTCAAAAAGTCTGCTAATCATGGAATTAGAGTAGTTGAGGTCTACAAAGGGCGATAGTGATCTGCTGAAT